GATTGCGTGTTGTTTTTGGGCGGCGACCTGATGTCCGGCTACATACATGAGGAGCTGCAAGAGACCAACAGCTTAAGCCCCACGGAGACGATTTTGTGGCTGCAGGAGCGCCTAACGGCAGGCATTGGTCTCTTACGTAAGAATTTCAAACGAATCTTGGTGCCTTGTTGCTACGGCAATCACGGGCGGACAACCAAAAAGCCCCGCCACGCGACCGGCTATCGCAACAGCTACGAGTGGCTGCTGTATAAAACGATGGCGCAACGCGGCTACAGCACCACGGCCTGCACGGTGGAGTTCCAAGTGGCTGATAGCTACTTCAATTTCGTCAAGCTCTACGGCAAAACTTTGCGTTTTCACCATGGTGATAACATCCGTTACCAAGGTGGTGTGGGCGGTTTGACCATTCCCGTGGAAAAGGCCATCGCGCAGTGGAACCGCGCTAATCCAGCCGATTTGGACGTTTTTGGCCACTGGCATACACAGCAGCAAAATCCAAAGTGGGTGAGCAATGGTTCGTTGATCGGCTACAATGCGTATGCCATCAGCATCAAGGCGGCCTATGAGCCGCCCCAGCAAACCTATTTTCTCTTTGATGGCAAAAGGGGGCGGACCATTACTGCCCCAATCATTTTATGATGAACTGGAAAGCAGAAGTGGATCGTATGAACAAAGCTTCGTATGCATGGCCCAAGGGCTGGGATACCAGAGAGGATATCGCCGACCAGCTTGAGTGTTCCGTTGACCGCGTCCGCGAGGTCTTAGGCCCCGGCATCAAGTCGGGTGCTATCGAGGTAAAAGATTTCAAGATTTGGGACGACGGGCGCTTTATCCGCAAGACGGGGTATCGCAAGGTGACACCAAAGAAATGAAATGCCCCGCTCGGTTGCAGCTTTCATCGGATCCTGCGTGCTTCGCTACCATGGCACGCATTCCCTAGTCTTCAGTCGCGACCGAAGGCTCCGGCTGGGTAGCACAAGGGTCTCGGGCTGGTGCGATGATCGCGTGTTAAAGGTAGCGACCGGTGTTTCGTTTGAGCACTGGCTTGGCGTTCTTTGCCACGAAACCTGCCACATTGATCAGGTGCGCAGCGACAAGCGATGGTTTGCCAAGTGCGAGGAAGGCCTGACGAGGTTGGATGCCTGGCTACAGGGCCAGCGGCCGGTGCGGGTCCGAGAGGGCGCCCTCGATGCCATTCGATTGGAGCATGACTGCGAGAAACGTAGCTTAGCGAAAATTCGCCGCCATGGCCTGCCGATTGACACGGCCTTGTATGCGCAGAAGGCCAATGCCTATGTGCTCGGCTATCACATCACTTTGCAGGACAGGAAGTGGTGCTCTCGGGCTTATCGCGACCGCAGCGTCTATGGCCGCATGCCAAAGCGTCTTTTGCCCTTGGAAGCGGTGCTCAAACCAAGCCAAGAGCTTTTGGACTATTTCAAAAGTTGACAGCCAAGCAAAGTTATTATGGCACTGCAAAGAAAAGGTCAGGACTGGAAATTCGGAACAGAAGGGATCAATGTAACTGGACTCGATGTTGTCACTTCGTTTAGCTCTGGTTCGGAATTCTCTATCGTCACGGAAGCCAAGGGTGCTGGAGGCGAGATCGAAGCCGTTCTGTATGGCGGCAAGAAATACTTTTTTGAAGCGGAGGGCTATGGGACAGCCGCGCCTGACCTCGGTGGCCCAGTAGACCTGCCCGGCGTGGAAGGTGACAGTTGGATCACCAAAGTGGAAAACATCGGGTCGAACGAAGACTTTCAAAAGTTCCGCGTCAGCGGCATCGGATACGAGTTCTAAGTGTCCCAAAAGTTCGTATTTGACGAACGATTTGTTCGGGCTTTCACACCGGGCACCCACAAGGTGCTCGGTGTTGTTTTGAAGCCATTCTCTTACTGGCACAAATTTCAGTTGGAATTGTGCGATTCGCCCTTTGTCACGGCGGAAGCGGTGCGCTTTGAAGATTTGGAGCGTGCCGTAGGCATCTGCCAGACCCAATACCCACAGCAATACAAAGAGCCGAAGCTTTCAAGGTGGCGGAAGTATAAGGAGATCTGGCGCGCGGCGATGAACGACTTGCCCAAGGCGTGCCGTGATTTTGACCGTTACCTGCAAGCCTATGTATCCAGTCCTAAAATCATGCAGAAGGACAAGGACACTGGCGGCACAAAGATCATAGACATCGAGCCCGCCCTGATGGAGGTGGCTTTTTACACGAAGATGACAGGCTGCCGGAGTGAGGAGGCGTGGAATATGTCAATCGGCGAATTGTCTTGGCTCAACGCGGCAATGGCCCGCACCGAGGGTGCGGATTTCAGCGTCATCACGCCTGTTGATGATGCTGCGTTAGCTCAATTGCGCGCGCTCAAGGCGGCAAGGGAGGCGAAGCAATGAATTGGTTTGAAAGCTTAAAACAATGGGCGCGTGATGCGGCCATCCGTCGTGCTGTGGAAAGAGAGGTGGGCGGCGGCGTCCTCAAGTCGCAAATTTACGTCGATCAAGACAAGCGGGTGAGATCTCCGAGCAATCCCGAGGGGTTACTGGTGGCCAATACGCGTGACGAGCCGGTCGGCGGCTATCAAGGCGTAGATCGGAAGTTAGCAGAGGGCGGCGTCATTTCGGGAATCCCGAATTTTAGAGCTGGCGGCGGCGGACTACCGCCATTGCCAAACCCGAATCCTGGGGTATGGGCTCAAATCGCGGCTGTCACCAAGCAGTTTGCTACCAATTTAGCGGCAGGCGCGCGCAATTTGGCGGACTCGGTGTTTGGCGCGCAAAACGTCGATGAGGCGCTGAAGCGCGCGGCGGCGGCTGGTGGGGCGCTCAAGACAATTGCCGCCGATCTGCTTTCTCCTCTTGGGCTGGCAGCGGGGTTGGCTTTGGGTTTGGCCATCGGCCTTTACAAGGCTGTGACGAACTCCCAGTTGCTGGCCGATGCTTTGGGCGAGGCGGCCAACCGTGACGTGTATAGCGGCCAGTTCAAGGCATTGCTGGGCGACACAGCGGCCGCTGAAAAGCGGCTCCGAAGCCTTGCGGCATTTGCCGAAGGATCTCCTTTTCGCTTCGATGATGTCGTCGATGCCAGCAAGCGCCTGCAGGTTCTGACGCGGGGCGCCATGACCGGCACCAGCGCCATGAAAATGGTGGCGGATGCCGCCGCAGTCGCTGGGGTCTCGATGGCTGATGCGGCAGCAGTCATCGGTGGAGCGTGGGAAGATATTTTCAGCGGGAAAAACGCGGGCAATGCCATAGATCAACTCAAGCAGCTTGGCATGGTATCGACTGCGACAGCCGACAAACTCAAGCTGATGGAAATGCGCGGGTTGCGCGGCCGTGGACTGTGGGCAGCCATCAGCGCCGAATTGGCCAAAAACAAAGGCTCGGCAGATGCCCTCGGCGAGAGCATCCAAGGGCTCAATGAGAAGCTGGACAATACCAAGGGCAATCAGTTGGCCAGCATTGGCGCCATGTTTGCCCAAGGCCAAGAAGATGGCATCCGTGCAGCAACTGTCGCGTGGAAAGAATTCGGCCCCGTGCTCAAAGACATTTTGTCTCCGATCGCGGCCTTATTCAACGCGATCAATTCGCTTATCCTTAACGCGGTCAAACTCGCCGCTGCTTTCCCAGGGCTGAAGCAAGGGCTGGTGCTGGTGGGCCGCGCCATCCTCGTGGTGATCGCTGCGCTGTCCGCGCTGGCGGCGGCGCAGGGTCTTCGACTGTTGGTTGGGGCGGTTCGTTTCCTGCTGCCTCTGGCCAAAGCTTTCCTGACGGCGGGTGCGGCGGGCGGCGTTTTGGGCAAAGCGCTCTCCTTTATCGGTGCCGGTTTTGTGCGGTTCTTGGGTCCGATCGGCGCGGCGATTACGCTGTTGAGCATGTTTGGGGATACGATCATGGGACTGATCGACAAGATTCCGGGATTATCGGCACTGCTCAATAGCATGGGTTTTGGAGACTTCGGCAATAATGCCAAAGCCACATTTGACGATGCGCAGGCCATGGCCCAAAAAATCGCGGCGGCTCAGTCGGGTTCATCGACGCCCGCCGAGCAAGCAGAACTGATAGGCCAAGCGGAAACGCAATTTCGCGCGGCTCAAGAGAAGCGGCGCGAGGCCCAGAAACGCGCCAAGGGAAAAACAGCAGGCGACTACATGGGCAATATCATGACCGGAGCGGCGACCGGCGCAGCGATAGGATTTATGGCGGGTGGGCCAGTGGGAGCAGCCGTAGGGGCCGTGGCTGGCGGCGTGGTAGGCGGGGTGGCAACATTTGCAGACGGAGTATTTGGTCAAGACCGCCGCGAAAAGGAGGCAGAAGAGGCGTCAGCGGCGGAGGCCGAAGCGCGAAAGCAGCGGGACGCAGCGCGCAATATGCCGAATAAGCCGCCCGAGGGATTCATGAACAGTCCTGCTTACCAGAAAGCCGCAGCTGAATCTGAGGGCATGCTGACCGAGGCGGACGCTTTGCAAGATGCGCTCGATGAGTGGGTGGAAGCCCTCAAGGCCAGCGGAGCGGACATCGACGATGCTACGCAAGCCGAAATCGACGCAAGGCAAGAAGCCATTGACGCGCTCAGAGCCGAAGCTGCGGCGAGGGTATCCGCCGAGCGAATCAAGCAGGACCAAGACAATGCCAACACGGCGCAACGGGTTCGCGGGGAAACTTTGGAGAAGATTGGCGAGGCGACGGGCGACCAAAGCAAAATCCAACAAGGGCGAGACATGCAAGATGAGGCTAATATCCGAGAGAAAACAAGCGGCTACATCGCCGAAGGTATGGATGCCGGAGAAGCCGAAAACTTGGCCCGCCAAGAAGTGACGGCGGATCGCTTGCTCAAAGAGCAGCAAAGCTACAGCACATTTGCCAGCGGCATAGGTGCCGTCGGCGGTGCGGCGGGAGAGACAGGCGGGACGGGCAGCACCGAAGAGGCCAGGCTGCTGCGCGAGTTGATAAGGGTTGTAGAGAAAGATCCAGGACAAGCTGCGGCGCCTATGCCCGGCAGTTTGGCGCAAAATCAAAGATAAAATGAACAGAGGTCTTCAGGAAAAGGGCAGCATACCGGTTGAATACTTGGAGCGGTTTAGCATCGACCGCATCGGGTTTGGTATTGCGGTTCGGAAGACGCTGAAAAGATTGGAGGAGGTCACGCAAAATCCAGAGACCGATTTAACCGGGGAGTTCATGGGCATGCCGCACGTGCGCCGTGAAATCGAGGCATCACCCGATGGCGGGGTAGGCGTCATCAGAGATTATTACGAGGGCCTTTTGCAAGACGGCAAGGAGCCCATTGAGGAAGTGGAGGGCTTTTTCGAGCAAGTCCCATTACAGGGACATCCCAACTTCAAATTTTTATTTGATAAATACGGGGGGTATTTCACGGCCAACGGCAACCTGCGGTGGCCGCCCAATCCGGATGCGACCTCTTCTGAGGGTTTGGTCAGCAATGTTTCCGATGGCAAAAGCCTTGCGGGCATCGAAGGCTTTTTGCGCATGGGGTGCACGATCAGAAAGATATACTCATCGCGCGATGTGCCTGCTGGTATTTTTAGTGGCGTGGGCATCATATCGGAGCCAGAGGTCAGCAAAGTTCCCGCGCCTGCATCTGGAAGTCGCAACTATCTGTATGCACCGCCCAAGCTGCGCTGGCGCGGCAATGCATTCGAGATCACCCAAGAATGGATGTATAGCGGCCTGGGCGGATGGGTTGACGACATCTACGACGGCAGCACGGAGACCGGATAATGATCACAGGCGGTCGCGGCGCATTCACTACCACGTTCCCTGATGGCACCACGGGCATCACCTACCAGCCGTTTGCCGAGGACTATGAGCCTGCGTGGATGGTGAGACATACCAATGAAGGAATGACCGTGGGATTTGGCACCGTCAATCTCATCGAGGCGGTGATAGGCGACAAGAGAATCGGCGGGGTCAATCCTGACGGCAGCATCTTTAAGCAGCCCACGATAGGGTTCCCCGCGCCCGGACACTATATTTACGTCAAGGTAGTCGTCGGCGACCGGTTAGACAGAATTGAAAAAGTCGAAATCATGAGTGGGGCGGCGGTAGATTTGACCAATGGTGAATACCCCATTGCTTATTTCTACACCGATCAAGACATGACGCAGGAGGGTTTGGGTTTTGAAGAGGGCAAGGCCGTAGGCCGGTTTTTGCAAATCGCCCATTTTCACCTGCGCTATCAAGTGAGAAAAAACAAACCGTATATTTTTCCCACCAATGGGTTCGGAGGCTGGGCCATCAAAGAATGAATAGCGGAGCGATTTTCGAGAAGGATGGCCACGGAATATTCGGCTGTTTCCGGCCGTATTCCGATTTTCATCCTGTCTTTCAGGTGACGCCGTTAAGTAAGGGCGTGGTGAGAATTGGCGCGGGTATGATCAACGGGAAATTTATACCACCAACCAAAGCTGCTGGGCCGACAAAATACGACATGCAATACAGAGCATGGATGTGCATCAAAACTCGCGTGACCGGCAATTTGGAGGATGGCTATGCTTTTCGTGGCATATCTTATGAAAGCACCGATTCATTTTTGAGCGAGGTGGAAACGGCGGCGACCGCCATGCGCGCTTTCAAGAGACAAGATGAGTTTGTCTGCTATTATCCCATTGCGATGTTTCGTCCCAATGGGGAATTCCATCAAATTGTGAATTTTCCCCTCAACTATATGGTGGGAGAGCCGCGCTATGACGGCGTGAGTCGCATCGGAGGCATCAGTCATTATTGGTTTGCAGCATGAAAACATTTTCGAAAGAAGACATCGGTTTCATGGCGGGCAGGTTTGACGAGGATTTCTTCCGTCGTTCCGGCCGCGCCAAAACTTGGGAGTCTATTGAAAAAACGCTGTCGGGCATTGAAGTGCCCGATTTAGAAATCATCAACCAAGAGCCCGACCCGAGATTGCGCGCCATTGCCAGCGCAGCCGAGACGGCAATCAACAGCGCGATTAATGGAATCAAAAATATTGCCTTCAAAACAGGTCACATGCTGTCCGAGGTCGGCAGCTACCTCTCCGGAGTTCAGCAATATGCCGTCAACGGAGGCATTGGTGCGAGCGTGGCTGGTCGCCGTGGTGCATACATCGTAAGCCTGAATGACGAGACGGAATATCAGCACGCGTGGTATGTCACTGCATGGTATAATAAAGGAAGCGACGAAAAAGAAGCGGGCTGGGAGTTGTCGATCAAGCCAGGGTTTTGCAACGGAATAGATCCCGCCATCTACGCGCAGCGGGCCAATGGCTACAATCCGTTTTCCGTTTACAAAACCTTCACCAGCGGGTTGGGCGCTTCCGGAGGAGCCGCTTCCGAATCGGGAGGCGTCAACGCCCTTTTCACTACGCCTCTGGGCGAAACCAATGCGGCCGATTGGATCGAGCTGTCGCGTGGGCCCGTATCGAAAGTGCAGGGATTTGCCAATGATCAACGCTTGCCCGAGTTTTTCGCGCGTCAAAACGGATACAATCCCAACGTGGATCTGGCATCTGGCGCGGAGAGCACGGCGCAGTTACTTGCGCAACTTGGTTTCCAAATTACCAACAACGGCGTAACCCAAGATCTTACCTCGGGAAGCAGGGCGGCGAATGCTCGCCAAGTCGTAGCCCAAGATTTTTGGCTGGAGGTCCCGCGCGCCGCCTATCGGACCACTGTGGACATTATCGCCAATCCACTAACGGGGCAGCTTGTAGACTACAATACGGTGTTTGACACTGGCGTGTTGGATCAGCGCCAAGGACAGGTGCGAATTTACCAAGGAAAAGTGCCGCAAGGTAGGGATGTTGAGGGAGTGCTGTCGGCTCGTATTTTGAGCGGAGACCTTGATCCCTCGGACCCCGGCGTGGACATGATACCGTTGTTTACCTTCTATTTGATGCAGCCGCCTGTGGCAAGTCGGCCAAAGGACGATGACGGTAAGCCCAACGGATCGTGGGCCCCCTTTGTGCAGTATCACACCACTTGGAACGTCAATCACGGCGTGAGGAATTCTCCACCGATCAACATCAATGCCTCCGCGCCGATTGAGTTGACTACGGCATTCTTTGTGGGCCGGTTTACCCTTGCTGCGGGTGCCTTGGGTGCGGTCACAGCTGAATTTGACAGAATTCTCAACACCGCAATGAACAACATCAACTCTGGGAGGCTGTGGACTAGTTGAGCACGGTGCGCCGGTATTGGGCGCCGCCCAATCCAAAAGTCAGAAATTTTGATCAGTTTGGCCTCAACAAAGGGTCAAGAGTCGCTGCTCAAAACGCGGCAACGAAGGCATCGAAACAGTTGCCGATCAGTCTGAACCGGCCGCTTCCGTATGCGGCGGGAGAATTTGACGGCGGCTACTTCAACGCGGTTTATGTGGATAAGATGGAGGAGCTTCCTCCCATCGTGGGTCTCCTTGGTTGACATAAGAGAGAAGTAAATGGCCACCAAGAGCAGGACGATCATCTACGCCGATCTGGCCAAGAGAAAGCCCGCGACCGGTGTCGATGGCGCACCCATGACCCTGCCGGAGATTCAGGCGGGGCAGGTATGGACAATTGCTCTGCGATTTATCGACATCATCAACTCTCGATATGCGGAGATCACGCCTCGGATCAGAAGCGTCAAGGCGGCCGTTGGTTTCGCCGACATGCGGCCGTCCGGAGGCGATTTTGCCTTGAGAGTTGGCACGGCGACGACGGCCCCTATTCCGCACTCCGCCGATGCGCGTCGGGTAGAGCGCGAACTAAACGGACTCCATTTTGGAACCTACAAAGTCGGTTTTGACAGAGGGACTTACATTGTAGAGCGGCTTGATATTCCAAACCAATACACAATGTCGGTGGCGGATAACCGACTGTTCCCGCGAACTTTTGTCAATATCAATCAGCGCTTTTACAGTGACGGGCGATTTGTCCAAGAACTGCGCTTGAATCAGTCGCCGCTTGTTTTCTCAGATTCAGCGGCAGAGGCTTTGCCCGATCCTCCCTTTGTGAGGACGGTGCAGGATGGCTATACAAGCCAAGACGGAACTTGGTATGTGAACGAAATTCAGGAACTTGTTATTCCTGCCGACTTCACCAAGGGCACGTATCAGCTCCTATTTTACGATAGAGGCTATGATGCCTTGCCGCGGCGCACTACCTTGTTGACTCTTTCGGATGGCGCGCCGCAAATTCAAGAAGCGCTGAACCGCATTCTTGCAAGCCTGCCTTACCCTGGGCGAGTCAAAGTAGAAAACCCATCTAATGGCGTAGCCCGCATCACTTTTGGGCAAGGGGGGCTCAATGACGGAACGGCGGGTGCCGATGTGCCGGAAATGAGGGTTTTCGTGCCGATCGGCGGGACGCCTACTCCCGACAGGACGCTCACGCTGAATTTTGATACCCAAGAAGTATGGTCGGCCCTGCGCGAGAAAGAGTCGATTCAAGTTCCTTTCGAGTTGGAAATTGAGGTGTATAAGGACTCGCGCAATCTCGCCTTGGGCGTCGATGTCGTCAAAGTGTGGAGCCAGCCGCTTACTCTCAAAAGAACCACCCTTTATCCTGCGCTGGCATCGCCGCAAAACATTGATTGGCTACGCCCTCCGGAGCCGAAAACCTACCTGCCTTTTGATTCAAACTCCATATCCATCGGGCACCGGCACTATACGGCCGTCATACCGGCGGGCACTGAACAGATAGAAGTTGATCACAATCTAAATACACCGTATGTGCATGTTACAATGTGGGAAGGTGCCTTCCCATCAAGCGGAACACCCAACTACAGTGTAGGGAATGGCGGCATAGGCTTTGTCAGAAAACTAGAAGCTACAGGCTTGAAGCCATTTGGCGAGACGATGCCTGAAGTCCCAGGCTACTACATATCTCAAGAATCAGCTGATAGTATAAATATACGATTTGGAACGGCTCTTGCTCCTACTTCTAACGTGCCGGGAAGCCCAGAGTCCGAGTGGAGATGGAGTTTGAAGCCGATTCCAGAGCCAGTGACCGTTGTAATAACCACTGCTTATCAAGCTGGAACTTTCCAGCAACATACTCACACCATTGACGATATTCCGGTGGTAGAGGGCTTGTTTGACGAGCTGGGCACTAGAATAACAAAGCTCGAAAGACTTCTGCCGAGAGATGGTGTGGCAAGTGTGACGGCGGAGGTTCCGCCCAAACCTGCGGAGTTTAAGGTTCCGTCGGTGGGCGAGGTGCTGCCAGACCTCCTGACTCTTGATTACGTCAACGAAAGGTCGGCGACCTTGAGTTCGCAGTTGGTCGTGAAAAACGATCAGCGCAATGAGGTTGCGGCTCCATCTGGGACGAATGTCAAAACACAGCAGGAGCAAGCGCAAACCAAGCAAGACAACATTAAGAAGGACAAAGACGCTTTGCCCGCCAACACTCTTTTCCGCGCGATTCTTTCGGGAGTCGGCCAGCCCGCTCAGCGCGGACAGTCGGAAATCAAAGATGCCCAAGGCAACATCCTGCAACCGGCCGTCACGGAAACCAGTGCCAATCCTTCGCTGTGGCCTCCGCGTCCGGCCGGATCGTTGAAATACCCTCTATTGCTCAGTTCCGTAGACAAGGAGAATCCATTGGATGTGACTACCCTGCCTTCTACCTCTGGGATTTATCGCAATATTTTGAATGAAACCTTGGTTATCCCCGGTGGCAGCGGACGCAAATCGCAGAAGGTTCCCAATGGTGGGCTGTTCGTTTGCAATCGCAGCGGCGTCTATTATCGGGTCAACGAATCAGAGAACGCCTACCATCCCTTAGAATTCGATCGGGAACTGTGGAGAGTCTTCGTTGGATCAGCGCAATTCCCAGTGCAGTCACGAATGTTTGCCGAGGGTGAATTGCGCGTTCGTTTGGTCGGCGAGTTCTTTGATGACGATGCGCGAGATATTGAGCAGGTTCGCTTGGCCGCCCAATACAAACTAAAGTGCGAGGCCCTGATCATGGACGCGGATGATTTGATGGGCGAAGTCTTGCAGACGGTGGTTTTGGGTGAGACGCGCGTGGCCCTCAGTCCAGGCTATGAAACGATGCCATGGCAGCTGAGCATATCGAACACTGCGGAGGGCATTAGCAGCACGTGGACCGCCTACCAGAATTCCTTTTCAAGCGATCTTTTCCGCGTGCCAGCCATTGTCCGGCTCCGGCTCTGTGAGTTCGACGTTGACAACGAGTCGGATGATACGGTGCCGCGAGGCCAAGTCGCGCTGGTCATGCCGCAAACCACACTTTCAATAACAATCATCTAAATATGGCTCTTTTAACCAGCGGTATTTCTTCGATTGATAGGCTGCCTGCCCCGGCGCTTGGGCTTCTTCCTGCCGTCCACGATGCAACAGTCGAGCTGTATGTTGGCACGACAATGGTCTACGGAACGTCTAACGGATTAGTCACGGGCACCGCCGTGCTCGCGCCACTGCCTCCATTGAGTAAAAATGCCGTGATTCAAGTTGCAGAGGACAGTCCGGTTGTAATACTGCCTCCATTTCAGGCATGGCCTTCGGCAAGACTAAGCCCTGGGGAGTATGCAGCCTGTGATGGTCGGCTTTGGTATCCGGCAGTCCGGTATAAAAACACCAATTCGTATTACTCAAAAGCTTTTGAGAGACAGCTTTACACTTTTGCCTTCACTGCAATTTCATTGCCGTTGCGCACTTTCTGGACGCTGACGCGAAATTTTTCTTTCAGGCTCCTTTCCAACAATACGAACTCCGTATGGAACATTGTTTGGGAAGTTGGAGATCGCGCAACGGAAACCACCCCAGCACCGATTGGGCCCAACTTGCTTGGGTATGTATGGCGCGAGCCCCTGCTAGACGAGCAGGTGCATATCACGGATGTAGCCAGCGAGCACAAACTTGGAGTGAGGCTTTATCGACAAGTCGGACAGGAAGATCCCACAAATCCGATTTCTCCCGAGTATTGGACTGGCAGCATCAATCGTTACGACAAGTGGGTCGCAGTAGGATCTGCACAGTTGCCGCGCACCACTGATTTTGTCCTGCGGGTTAGACTGTCTTGTTTCGATACGCAAAACGACGTAGCCGATCCGCGCGGGTATGTAGCTTATTTCGCGTCTGATCCATCACAAACTCAATTCAACTTCAAATAGGCAATGGCTGTTCCTGTAATATCTTCGACGCAAAGTGTTCTGGTTTACGGAGTGGGCCAGCAGTTTACTTATCAGCTGACGGCGACCAATAGTCCTTTTGAGTGGGGGTTTGGGTCTTCCGAGGCGGTCCCCACCGGAGTGTTTTTTGATACACTCACAGGCGCCATCACGGGTGCGGGGACTACTCCAGGCATTTACAATTTGACGGTGGCCGCGCGCAATTCCTCCGGCTGGAGCGTTCCAGTAAGCATAACCATCGGCATCTTCGAACCGGCATCGGGCGACGTGACCAGAGATGTCACGATCAACACTACCACATGGTCAGTGACAGCTTCCGACCCAGAAGCTGCCGTGGCGGCGGCGAGCAATTCCTCAGACCCATCGTTTGCTGCCGCAATTATCGCAGCGCGTTACGGCGATGATATTTTGTTCAAGGTGAACTTCAGCACGGCTGTGCCTTTGGTCATGGCCAAGTTTGCGCTGCGGGGGGCGGCCTCTGATCCGCCGTTCATCGAGACGGACGAGTTGGCCTTCCGCAAAATCACCACACAGACCGGCTCGACGTTTGCAACGGCGGCTTACGTTTATGTGTCGCTGGCCAATGCGCCGAGCTTGGCCTCATGGCTGGAGGACAAAGAGACCGAAACCACGATGCAAAACAATGTGACCTGTGAGTTTGAATTGGAGCTGGAGACTCCGGCGCAGACTCCAGGACCGGCGACACAGATCATCACAACCCGCTCCTTTTTGATGAGGGTGGTCAAAGACACCATTAAGTGAGCTATGCCTGTTTCGATACCAAGCGGCGGAACGGGGGCCAACTTCATTGCGAGTGCCTTGTATGCGGGCCGCATCGAAATCATCAGAGCGCGGGTGCTGGTGGGCGTCGATGATGGTCCGATAGCGACTGAGTATCTGGTTGATCGGCGTTTTAATGGTCAGTTTTTTCAAAACGCCCGCTTCAAGCGGCTGGGTTTTCTTCCTCCAGGCATCAGCTTTTTACCCGACAGCACCGGCATCAGGTTCTATGGGGTTCCGCAGGCCAGCGGGACGTATGAGGCGCTATTTGAAGGGCCGTATCCGGATAACTTTGTAGGCACAAGCACAGACGGCAACGCGCAAGTTGTGTGTCAAGCAACGCCACAGACGCCAAACGTGGGCATTCAGACGGGGCAGGTGTTCAGTTGGCTGGTCAGGTTTGTCGTGACCACGGTCAATGCGTTCGCCGTGCCCTTCGGTGTGGCTTACAGCTACATGCTTTCTTCAGACTCGGCTACCCACACTGCGAAGCGGGAGAGTTGGGGCAGCTCCAACGGATCTTCAACATTTGCCACCGGAGTGCCCTCGGCTCCTGTGGTCCGTAATGTGACAATATCATGAACCTCCAAGTAAGAGCCTATATTGACCCGCCGCAAAGTGACGGCGGCTCGCCTATCACGGGGTATCAAGCCCGTGCGCCGTTCGCGACTTCCAATTGGTCGAACATCACGCGCGCGGCTGATGGTTTGGTCACAATCAATTTTGCCGCAAACGATGGCGATGCGTTGGATGTTTCGGTGCGGGCCGTGAACGCGACCGGCGCAGGCCAAGCAGGCACCTTGGTCTCGGGCCGTTTGACGAATACGGGCACGACCAACAATCCCGTTTGGCAAATAATCGGGGGTGTTTCCGATGGAACGCTGGTCATCGACATCAATACAGGAATCGACGTTCCGGTCAGCGGAGGCGAGGGTAGCGGCGATCCTCATTGGAGGATTTACATTGGGGGATCTTGTTACCATGAAGTCTTTGCCGCGGCGGTCGGCGGGCGGTGTGCTGATCGAAGCGCCGATGCGGAGGCGTATCAGTTGGCGAATGGCACGGCGGTTTCCATAGCGCAGTCATCCGTGGCCAACATCAATTTGCCGGTGGCACGATCGCGTTATCGGCTGCATGAGTTGTATCATGATCCTTACGCACCGTGGGCAGTAAATGCGTTTGGAGGGGGCGGGATTTCGCGGCAAGGAGCAAACGTCACTGTGTCCGCAGTGGGCCGCTCGCCATCGGTCGCTCCGGCGCCGGCCAATCACTATACCGCCGCCATTTACTATAGCGTTGACGGCACTAACCCGCAGGGCGGAGGTGGCAGGGCGGCCATGGGTCAAGTGGCGTCCATGATTTACATGGGTTCAGCGGAAATGGGAGATGTATGGCAAGCTACTATTCCTGCAACTGCCAAATACAAAATAGGCGTGCATCGCAGCGTGGCTGACGCCGCTGCGCCACGCCAGTATTTTGCCACGTTCGATGACAACGCGGGCACGGATGAAATCTTGTATTTCTACGGAGAAAAAGACGGCGAATGGATGGCGGTCTATTACACATGCGTCGGAGACTTTCCCCTGACGGGCGGCATTGCCTATGTGATCAGTTCGGTAAGGGTTGAGACTCACGCCGGACCTCAGACATTGCCCTTCACATGGAACGGCATCACCGCGCGCGGCGGCAATGGCTTTTGCGCTGTGGATGTTGGGACTTCTCTCAATTTGGATGTAATTGGCGGCGGCTATGCCATCATTCTCAAGCTGGCGACCAGTGGCGTGTCATTGCCGTGGTATGGCGGGTGGGGAGGAAGCATTGACGGTTTCGGCAATGCGGCGGTAGCGATTGGCTTGGATATTACCCGGGCAGATTTGGAAGCGGCGGCGGTCGATGGGCGAGGATCAGCTGCTTTTGACAAGGTGTGTTTTAACCGTGGCGAGTGGGCGCTGAATCCCGCCAGTGTCCCATGCATGGTAGGCAGGCCTCATCGGTTTGATGATGTGGAGCGCGCTTTTTGGCCGGTGCCTCCAGGGGGATGGGGCGGTTGGAAACCGGAGGACTGGCAGCTTGACCCGAATGATCCTTGGCAGCCCGATCCGCGAGACAACCCTGTGAGCGGGATGCCTGTTGGTCGGCCATGATTTACCTGCAGTCTTATTTGCAACTCGCGCCGTCCGAGGTTGCCGGGGTCAATGCTGTAAGTTTCCGCGATTCAGGCAAGTCCGCGCAACAGGCAGATTGTTGGAGGTTAAGCAATTTGCGCTTGCGGAATCTGCCGCAAAGCGAGGTCGTGTTTTACGGATCGGATAGGGACTTGATCGACGGAGTGAGTTATGGCGCCGTGCATGAATTTCCCAAAGAAATCAAGGAACTGCCGCCGCGCTGTTGGTCTGTCGGGAAACTGTATGCGGCAAGTATGCAAACCGAGCCCTTTCTGCATGTGGACATGGACTGTTTTCTCGGGCTGCCCGTAACCCTTACGGGTTTTACCGTGCAAAGCGAAGAGCACTATTTCGAGCCGCGAGCTTGGGGCTGGTTTTACGGATTGATGGCCTGCTTGCTCAAAAAAGGAATCAAGCATCCCTTGCTCGAAGAAGTGTGGGAGGCAGCGCACGCCTCCAGAGGACCGGTGCTGTGGAACTTCGGTGTATTTGGCGGCAGTTCGCCCTTGGTGCCGCAGGCGTGCGGTGATGTCGTTGAGTTCTGCTTGGAGCACAAATCTGTCTGGCAGGACATACCCCCGTATATTTTCGTGACCTGTGCTTTGGAGCAGATTTTCGTTCCGCTTTTGTGCCTTTCGCGCGGCGTCTCACCCAAGCCTTTGCTGCGGCGTGGTTTCGAGGAAGCGGATTCCGCGCAGTTGGCGTATTGCCACCTGATTGCTGATAGTAAACATGATCCGAAAAATATCGAGGCGGTCAAAGTTCGACTGGCAGAGTTGACTTTGACCGACAACTGATGGGTTCTCGATTGCTGACATTTCGGGTAAGCATGCACGAGCCGCGGGACGAAGGCGTCTTCGGGACGGCTTCGACGGTTTCTGTGCGCGGCACGTTCAGCAATTGGGAGCCAATCTACAATCTTTTAGACAATGACGGCGATGGCATTTACTCCGTGACCTTTCCGGTTTTCGGGACGGCGGGAGAGACGATTTCCTACAAATATGCCATCAGCACGGATGCCGGCCAAGATGTTTGGGAGTCTTTGGCGGATCGGACTTACGTCTTGGGGCCGGACGATGTGACAGTCAATGTTTCATCGCTCCCGCATCTTTTCAATAATTTGCAGGGCACGCGTCCAAGAAATCTGCAGTTGGGCGACAGAAAGCTCATGTTGGCTCAGTGGGTAGGCGCCGCCGCCAGACCGGCTCCGGATGCTCAAGACGGCGCATACTTGTGGCTGTGGGACAATGTCGTGGGCTACCGCGGCTACGCTGACACGTTTGTAGCCCCGCCACCTTCGGCCGTCGGCAGCACTCAGTTCCTACAGCTCACACTGGAGGCGACCCCGACAGAAGGAAGTGTCATCACATTTGGGATCTCTGAAACCGGTCAGCGGGCAGCTGGCCGCTTGGACTTTGGCAAGCAGTATTCATTGCGCCTGAAAGCAACCAACTTTTTCGGGACTAGTTATTCGGAATCTTTACAAATCACGACCCCTCCGCAGCCTACTGGAAATCCGGCATGGGCCGGATCAATTAGTGAGAGCAGCAATGCGGAACGCAAGGCCTTTGAAATCACGCAAGCACAGGGACTGGTCGCCTACAAAGTGTTTAGCAGCGGATATGGAACTATCAACATCCCCGCCAACCCATACACTGATCTGACTTTTGCAGGGGAAAGCATCGAGTATTTTATCGGATCACCAAATGGCTGGTTTCGCCGCCAACAAGTGACGGCCAGCGCGTGGTCAAACCCCACGATCCCGCTGGTGACCGGAAGTAGCACGCTAGACGGGACCGCCATCTTGCAATGGTATGCAGACCCAAGCGCGCTGTTTTACATGGTGCAGATGCCGCAAGGGGCGCTGACCACCAATCCCAACAGGATCACGCTCGGGCAAGTAGGCAACCCCATGCTCTTTACGGCCAACAACTTGATTCCTTCGCCCCCGCCGATTCTTTCTTTCATACTCAGCAATGTTCCAGGGCACAGCTATTTGACCAGCAATGAAGGCGGCGCGCAGCTGAACTCACTGCCCTTCAAGGTCATTGCGGTGAATGGCGGCGGGTTAGTCGGCGAACCGACCGCTTGGAGCAGCATCAATCTGGGGACGCCGACGGGAAGGCCGGGCGGAGCGGCGGCCATCACACTTTTGCCCGCCAGTGACACAAGAACGACCAGCGGCACGGCGCGCACATTTTCCACGGCCTCCAACCGGAGAATGTGGGCAAAACCCACCAGCGGCAGCACTCAATTCACAGTGGGCGGGGCGAGCGTGCCAACGCGTTGGATCTTGCCCGAGGACTTGGCTGATGTCGATTGGCTGATCAATGGCGTGGGAATGAACACCATCGACCGCACTTTGACCGGCAAGCTCAACAGTTACGCTGCGCCCATTGCCAAGAAGCGTTTCGCGGACAGCAATTTTTCCGGTTCTTACTCGGGTCACTTCATTGATGGGCGCCGCTACAAGGTAATTTGCAACTGCAAAATTTACAACGTGAAGTCGGCAGCCAGTGATTACTACACAGAGGCGTATCTGATCCCCGGCAACGATTTCACTTTGAAAGTGCTCTTTTACACCATGTTCCGGCAAACGGTTTTGCAAGTCGGCGGGCCTACGCTGCACTACACTTTGGAGAAAAAAGTCGGGATTTATTCTTCGGACCTGGCGCGGCGCGGATCGCAGTATATGTCTCCTTTGGTGGGTGGCGGAGACGGGCCTTGTTTTGTCCGCACGACGGTGCCTGCTTCCGAGGAAGAAGTCGTTTCGCTGAGAATCAAAGTGCCTGCTGGAATGCAGGGGAGTGTTACAACGCTAGTGGTTGCTGCCGTATGAGCTTGGGATGCTGCTATATCAGAAGGACCGAGGCGGGTTGCCCTGTTCCTCCTATCACCGATCCGGGCGGAGGAACGGTGACGGTGCCTACCGTTCAGGGTCTGTGGTTTGAGTGCGCGTTGCCAGGCGGCGGCTGCCACCATGGCATTGGCTTCGTGCGGATGTATAACGGGAACGATGTGTTGATGTATCATGGGTGCCCGAGCACAACCGGAACCAACAGGACTTACATCACTTTTGATGCTTCACTGCTCAACTACGGATCAAGGATTCACATTGATTATGTGCACCAGAGAGGGGGGCAGCGGGGCGGGTTGTCTGTGCCTTGCGCGGGCGGACACGTGTGCAATAGCGGTCTTTTTCGCGCGGGCCTTGGCGCTCACGCGATAGGGACAGCCAACATTAACAACGCTGGGCAGGATGGCGCTAACGATGGCTCGCCGGGTTCGGACCGTTACAACCGGTTTACCATTGCCAACAACATCATCGACGACTTTTTGGGTTCGATCGGCGGCAATCCCGGCAATCCCACAACGCCTTCCGGCGTGGCCGCCACCTACATGAATCAGCAGCGGATCGTCATCGTGTGGAATGACCTTTCGGCGTCTGAAACCGGTTACGAGATCGAGCGTTCCATCAATTTTGGCGCATGGTCCACTATTACCACGACGCCTCCCAACACTGCTATTTATGCCGATACCGCCCCTCCCGGCGGATCTTTTGGTTACAACACGCGCGTGGCTTACCGGCTGCGTGAGGTTCGGGCTTCCGGCGGGCCATTCCCATGGGCCGAGGCCGTGGTGACAACGCCCTTGCCCCCCGACCCGTCAAGTCGGCAAGTCTGCTGGCTGGAATCTGATGTCTGCACGGGATGGACCGAAGCAATCAGCAATCCGGTGGCGGCAGTCAATTACGTGCCTGTCGGCTACACTTTTGCCACCGTTCCGGCAAATAAGGTCTTTCGTATCGCGCTGATCAACTACGCCACTCTTGGGTCGGCGAATGTGTCGCGCGGGGCGCAGCTGGAAGTGCATTTAAACAACGCGGTGGTGGCCACATATCCGCTGTCGCTTAATTCCAACGGGTCGGCGCTGTCGCCCTTCCCATTCGACGGACTCAGCATCGACGGCGTGCCGTTTTCTATCGCCAACATTTGGGGCGCTCCTGTTGAAATCAAGGCTGCGGGTGGCGTCCCAGGCTCCCCCGGGATCTACTTCGACGATAGCGTCGCCATACAAATACTATGAACCGAGGCATGTTGGCAGATGCGTATCGAGCGGCCAAAGAGGTGGGGCAGTGGGCCGCGTCGGGATTCCCGATGACGGAACTTTCAAAGAACCGTCTAGCGATTTGCGAGGCATGTCCGCACTTCAGTGGCGGTCGCTGCTCAATCTGTGGCTGCTACATGGCGGCGAAGACGATGATGTCCACCTCGAAGTGTCCGATCGGCAAATGGGATGCGGTAAGCGGGGCTGGTAAGTGTTGCCACGGTTGACATTGCGCCCATTGCAATGGGCGCGATCGACGTCAACTTGCTCAAGATCTTCGGCAACACGCAACGGCAGGCATATCAAACGCCTGTTTTCACGCGTGGTGACGTTCGTCGCTTGGAGTTCTTGTTTTTTGATGATGAGGGAGTTCTCCCTTTGTCCCGCGAGGATCAAGCCAAGGCATTTTTGCTCGGTCCAGCCAACCAGATGCTCGCTTCCGCTGTTGGTGGGCCCGATGGGGTGGGCGATACCGCATCTTATATTTTTGATCTGGCTCTGACGACTCAAGCCATTAGCGACTTATTCTCTAATGCCACTACAACAACTGTCGCCGTGCGCCTCGTTGTGGTGTTCAGCTTGGCGGGCCGCCATTGCACGACGGATCCCATCGCGACCGAGTTGCGGCGCAATTACGTCACTGTTTGGGACAATCCTCCTCCAGGGCCGCCCGATTTGTCGGGTCGAGCCACTGCCGCGCAAGCGCTGGAGGGGGCGGACAACAACACGTGGATGACGCCACTGCGGACCAAAGAGGCCTTTACCGCACTCTCTGGAAATGTTTCGCTAAACTACAACCCTTCGGCCAGCGATACCGTGCAAAGCGTGGAGGTTGGCGGCGCCGATCCATTGGCGGCCAGTGGTTGGCGGGTGTTGAATCTTTCGCAAGCGCTCGATCGCATATTATTCCCGACGCTCTTGCCAACCATCAGCACGCCCAAGTCTGCGACTTTGACAGTCTCAGGAGCTTCCGGCGTGCAAGAGGTCGGTTCGCCGGTCGCGCGTGTGCTGACCGCAGTTTTTGCTCGCGGGCGCATTACCAATGGCAACGGCTCGCTCGGACCTGAGTTGGTTGGCGCCGCCACAAACTATACCTACTCTGGCCCCGGACTCACCACGACTACAATTACTTCGCCAACCCAATCCGTCTCCACGGATGTGGTGCCCGGCAATAACCAATGGACAGTCAGTGTGGCACACGCCGCGGGTAGCGGCGCTTATGCCGACAACAAGGGCAACAACAGCACGGCGCTGGATGGCAGCCGCGGGCAAGGCACCGCCAGCGCGAGCACGGCGGGATTTCTCGGTGTCTATCCTTGGTATCGGCTGGAATCTCCCGTGATTTTCACGGCGGAGCAGTTTGCCGCCGCGATCGAAGCGGGGAACGCCAGCGCGATTCACGCCAGCGCTGTCCTAACCAAATATGTGGCCGATGCCGCAGGCACCATCGCGGTGCCTTACAATCTGAGCGGAAAATTTCTTGGAGTTGCCTACGAAGCCAGCCTGACGACCAAAACGCGTTACTACGTGGATGCTCTGGATAACGGAAACATCGGCTTGGTCTTTTCCGCCGCACAAAGCCTTGCGGATGTCGCGACCACCTTGTGGGAAAGAGACTACACCGTCCACATCAGCAAGAATACGCTGACCAACTCCAACGTAACGATTGAATTGAGGACCATCTAATGCCAAGCGGAATACAACTTTCAAGTGGAGTGCTCGTAGGCCAGCCGGTGCCTTTGGACGCAAAGTTCGGGCCTTACGATACTGTCGCGCTCGCCCTTGCGGACCTCACATCCGGCTTTCGTTATCAGGGCTTAACCGTCGGTATCAAAAGTGGCAACTCTATCGTGGAGTATTGGTTCAAAGACGGCGTCGCGGACGCTAATTTTGTCGAAAAGGTAGTCGCGGCCAACTGGAATACGCTGCTGAACAAGCCCTCGACTTTCCCTCCCTCGACCCACACGCACCAGATAAGCGAAGTAACGGGCTTGCAGACGGCGCTGGACGGCAAGCAGCCCCCCGCCACACGGTCATCTATTGATCTCACGGGCAACTTCCAGCTGCCCTCCGGAAGAAACCGAAGAGTTGTTATGCAACCCTCGGTGTCCTCGCCGACCGTCGATTTGCCCTACGAAGGCAATCAAAGCGGAGACGTAATCACTTTGATTGGCTTTTGGCCTATTTCCTCAACGATCACTATCCGAAGGGCGTTGACGGTAATAAATGGAGTGGCCGGATTTTCCGCCATTGCGACCATGAGTGGAGTTACTGGTGAAGATGCCAAGTCGCTGACATTCATATCCGACGGAACAGCGATTGGCTGGACATTAGTCACAGTTGATACTCACACGCACCCCGCTTCGGATATCTCCGACAGCACCGCCGCAGGCCGCGCTTTGCTTACTGCGGCCACAGTTCAAGCGCAAAGAACGGCGTTGGAGACATTCGTCTCAGCCGCCAATCTGACAGCGATCCAAGCACTCACTGGTAATTTTCAGCGAGTGTATATCGCTCAAGACACACGGAAAATCTATGCGTGGAGTGGCACTGGTTCTGTCTACACCGAGATAAGCCCCCACATTAAGTCCGATTGGAACGCCAACAGCGGGGACGCGCAAATCCTGAACAAACCACGGTCTCCCTATCAACTTATAGCAGCGTGTTCGGATGAAACTAGTCTTTTGACAACGGGCACGAAATTAGTGTTTCGCGTTTTTGAGATGATGTTTATCAACACGTTTCGCGCTTCTGTGACACAGGCACCAACTGGATCCTCCCTAGTCGTTCAATTGCGAGCACCCGCGCCTGGGAACCCCGCTAACCTACAAGTGTATGGAACTGTCACAATTCCAGCGGGTTCCACAGCGAGTAGCACTAGTCTTAACGATGCGGTAATTGAGTATATCTCGGACATGATAGGAGAAGCATCCCCAGAGTTCCACATACACGTTCACCAAATAGGAAGCACCTCCGCTGGCAGGGGTCTCAAAATATATTTGGAAGGAAATCGCATTTTATGAGCTTTATCATTGACCCGTATCGGTTTCAGAGAACCAACCTGATCCAGAACGGCGACTTCAGTAATGTCTCTGGAATGGGGGTTACTGGAGGTGGATGGTATAACGGTGTTCCGCCGATGTGGTCAACCCAATCTAATGTTGCCAATGCAGGATATTCCGTGCTGCTTCTTGAGGGCAAGTATTATGCCAACCTCAATACGCTTTCTGTTACAGAAGGCATCACCACAACTACAAAGTTTCAACCGCTTTATCAGGAGAGCGCAGCACTGCCGATACAAACCACCCTCACGGCGACTTGGACGATTAGATCGTTGAACGGGTATTCTTACACTATGGGCGCGGCGTTTTACGTTGGCGCATGGAACCCCAACAACAACTTTGTCGCGGTTTACACCTCGCCCTTTGACGCAAATACTCGCACTGTCTCGTTGGTTACCAGCAACTTTCCTGCAAACACTTTGATCACGTTTGCAATGTGGCAAGCTGGCAATACCGCACCGGGCGTGACTGATTTGACGATATACGCAGACTAACATTATGAAACTCCTCTACGACACGGTTAACGAAACTGTCCTTGCTTGGCCCCGTATTGACGACGAGCCAGTAGTCGGCCTTGAGCCGCATCTACTCGAAATGACCGTCATCCAAGAGAATGCGCCGTCTTACAATTCCGAAACCCAAATGTTGGTGCTAGCCCAAACCATCGACATCGAGGCCAAGACCGTAACACGTGGCTGGAACGTGGTAGATCTCCCGCCCAAGCTCTATTCGGCTGAAGAATGGCTCAATGCCCAAGGAGTGGGCGGGGCACGGCAACCAACCCTGCTCTATCTTCGTCAAAGTCTTGCAGCGGCATCCAAGGAAAGCCCTTTACTCAACGCCTTGGAGCAGTATCTCCAGACAATCTTGGCTCTCTATGCTACTGATCCCAGCCCCCGCGGCGATTGGCCACAGCCGCCCACGACGTTTGAGGCCGCAGTTCAGGAATCTATGGAGGTGTTAAATGGATAATGTAATCGAGACGGCAAACTTTGCGGCGCAGCAATCGGATCGGTGGCTATTCGTCGCGTTGTTGGTGATAGGGCTACTCTGTATTGGTGTGCTGTTCCGGTATTTTACTGGGAGGCTGGATTCCTTGCAGTCTCGGATGGATACACAAACAGCGGAATTTTTGAGCCATCTAAAAAGCGCCAACAAAGAGATGTTGGACATCATTGCTTTGGCGAACGCCACCATCACTAAAAACTCTACCCTGCTGGAGCGGTTGGAGCGCAAGCTTGCCGGAGATTGACAGCAGATTAAGGGTGTGAGCGCCCTTCTTGCCCGAATGCTTGGCATTAGCCGAGCCTTGCTTGAGTTCTATCTGCCGATTCTCCGCCGGATCTTGGCTACTGGCTTTGCCGCCCTTCTTCCCCTTGCTTTGGAAATCGTGCGCAATCTGGCCACGACAGACAAAACCGGCGCGGAAAAACGGACGCAAGCTCTGGATGCCCTACGTGTTGCGGCGGTCGAGCGTGGCCTTGAAGCCAGTGAAAACTTACTGCGCTACACCATCGAGGCAGCGGTGCAAAAGCTGAAATCATGAAAAATTGGGCGCTTCGTTTTTTGGTAAGTAAGGCCGGTGGCGTGTTAACGCCGATCATTGCCGGTGTCGTGGGATCTGTGGTCGCCAAGCTGGCAGCCTTTGACCCGTCCCTGGCTCAAAGCGTGGACGCGCCTGCCATAACGGCCTTTATCGTGGCGGCGGTAATGAGCGCGGTGAACTACGCGACCAATGCGGCGCAAACGGACAACATCAAGCATATCCAAGCTATCGTAAATGTGCCGCAGGATGGTGTGTTTGGTCCGGTGACCTACACCGAGGTGCGGAAGGCAATCCCAGTGGTTCGCGATGAGGTATGACGACCGGCAAAAAAATGAGGCGTGTTTTCACAGACCTAATCAGCGGCGGCCATGGTGGAAGCAGCTGCTCAATTCCCTGCGGGTGCGGGTGAAGTGGCAGGCTAAAAAATGCCCAGTCAAATCAGTGGAGATAACCGGTGGATTCGATTTTTGAACAATGAAATGGATGTCAAATCTTTTGCAAAAACTCTTCGGGGTTGGCCCCAAGCCCAGCTTGCCGAACTCATCGCGGAACTTGTCGAAATCCTCCGTCAAAAGCAAACGGACAAAAAAAACCAAAAATGACGCACCTGCTACCAGAGATCGCCGAGCAAGAACTCGGAAAAAAGGAGACTAGCGGCAACAATCTGGGTGCCGGGGTCCGCAAATACCAGCGGAGCACAAATTTGGCGCCCGGCGCGTGGCCCTGGTGCGCTGCGTTCCAATGCTGGCTGCTGGAGGAATGGCTCAAAAAAACCGAGGTTTTGGCTTGGCTAAACCTTAAGCGCTCTAAACCAGAGAGCTGGAGGCCCAGAACGGCTTTGGCCTACGGCTTTCTTAAGTGGGCGAAAGACCGGCCCAACACGGCTGATATTTACTCTGATTCGATAACGCCAAAGCCCGGAGACTTGGTCGTCTATGATTTCAGCCACATTGGAGTGGTCAAGCAATGCGCAGGCTCCCGTTTCTGGGCAATAGAGGGCAATACCAATGGCGAGGGTTCCCGCGATGGGGACGGGGTTTACTTGAAGCTGCGGCCGAGAAGCTTGGCCCGCGCCTTTATCCGAATCAAGGCATCTCGGGCATCGTAAGCTTGTATTCAATGCGCCATTTGTTGGCCGCGGCCAGCTCGATCAGCTCGCGGAGGTATTGAGCGCGGGACTTGCCTTGAGAGCTTGCCACCGCGTCCAAGCGCGCTAGAAGCTCCGCCTCCAACCTTATCGACAGAGATTCAGTTTTCGTTTTCACCCGTGAGCAATCGCAAAATTTTGTGATTGCGTCAAGGAAAATGTGTGTTGACCGATCTTAAAAACGCGATACAAAGGCATCTCAAATGGAAGTCATCTCACTGGCACTTGGAGCAGATATGATAAACGAACTGAGAGATCAGGCGTCATATCGTGGTATCACTGTTGACACGTTTGTATCGCATTTGTTGAACATTTCACTGGGTAATTCTGACATAGAAATGCCTAAAGTGCCCAAAAGTGAGTATGGGGAGAACACCCTATCATGACCGAAGCAAAGCAAAGATGGGTGGAAAACCTACCCGTGAATTTAGCCCAGTTGGCTGAGGCGCAGGGGATCAGCTACGAGAGCGCGCGGACTTTGGCGAGGATGCCCGGCTTCCCGAAGGTCGGGCGGTTGATTTGGCCGGAAGATTTTCTTCGGTGGCGCAAGGAGCTGGTGGTGAAACGCGATCAGCCCAGCCGCCAAGATCATCAAGACGAACGCGCTGGTAAATCCGGTGGATCGCGGTCGAAGCATGATTCACCAAACGCATGGCCACGGCGAGCGGCGCGCCTTCGCGCGCAAGCCGCGTAATAAAAGTCACCCTGGAACAATGAAAGCAAAGATGCTCCAAGTCCAAGCGTTCGAAAAACAAACCCCATTGCCGCGAGGGCTGGAAGGGAAATTCGAAGGCGGGCTTTTTGCTGCGGACAATTTCTGCGCAAAGCGGTTTGATCACGGCGGGCATCGGAATGGCATAAGCTTTTTTGCGCCCGCCTTTGGGCGAGGAAAAATCAATCGTGCCCATGGCCATGTTGATTTGTCGCGGGGCAAGTCGCGTCTCGCGCAATCGACATCCGGTCGCCATGGCAATCGCCCAGCTGCGCTGCATCCACAGCGGCTCGTTGACCAGCGCGGCCTCGATCCGGCGCTGCTCCTCGATGGTAATCTCGGGTTTCTCGGCGGGGTCCTCTTTCCGCAGCTTAAGCCCATCCAAAGTATTTTTGTCGGCCATTTCTCGCGCTACGGCTTGGCTCATGATCGTCTTCAGAAGCTTGATCTCGGCGATGGCCGTATTCCGACTGATCGGCTTGCCGGAACGAGGGCGCGCGTGTTCCATACGCCATTCAAGGTAGTCCTGACCGTGTTCGTGCCGCAGGGCTTGGGGATGCCCAATCTTTCGGAGGGCCAAAAATCGGGCCAAGTGTCGCCAGCGAAGTTCGTAGCACTCCAGGGTTTTTCCAGTGGCCGTAGCGCGCAGCCACTTCGGAACCCAGATCCATCCATCGGAGAGCTTGAGCGGCTTGCTCTGGGCCTCAAGGTAGCTTCGCTCGGCGACGAGGATCTTGGCCTTCTTGGTGTCGGCCGCGTTGTCGTGCCGCAGTCCGGTGTTCTCACAGCGCCACACACCCTCAATGCGGGTGCGCAGCTGCCAAAAGGGGGAGCGTGCGCGGCGATAAAGCGAGGCCATGGCGAAAGTGTAGCAAAGTTGTGTAGCAAACTGCAACCCGCGCGACCCCATTTCTCTGTGTAAAATCCATGATAAACCGCATAAAAAACAGCAAACCTATAGCGTCGGTTCGATTCCGACCCTCGCCTCCCTCTGTTAGTGAAGCAAAAACAGGGGGAGAGTGTAGCAAGTCGAAAAACCCCGCGAAATCAGCGGCTTCAGGCAGCTTTCCCGCAACACCCATAACGTCGGTTCGATTCCGACCCTCGCCTGCCTCTAATAGTGTAGCAAAAAGAGGCCGCAAGTGTAGCAAACCTCGCTGGAGGTGGGGCCGGTGAAGGACCCGCGCCGCCATTGGCTTTTGGCCGTTCAGCGCATGATGGCAGAGACCCGCCTGCCTTTCCGCGAGTGCTGCCGCCGGATAGGTCATCGAGGCGGCTTGGCGGCTTCTGCGCGCCAGAAGGCCGTGAACGCACGCCGCACGAAAGAGGAGGCCATGCGACTGTCTTGATGGACGCAGACGCTCACATGCTGGAGTGGCTGGATTCCCTCGACACGTGGGAGAGGGCGGTGGCCCTTGGTCGCCATGTTGAGTGGGAGCAGCTTTCTTCATCGGAGAAGTTGCGGATCATTCGATTTGAACACTCTTCTGAGCTGACTGGGGATCAGGACGATGCCGCGAATCTCTGCATGGCGTCCTACTCGGTGAATTTCGCCGAAATTGTGGATTGTGAGGCGGATCACTGGCAGGAGGAGTTTGATCTGGCAAGGGACGAAGCGGAGGCTTTTGCCAAGATAGAGTCCGATTGGCGGGCGGCGGACTATGAGCGCCATACGCAAGACATTGTCAGAAGCATCGCCGAAATCGCTTCGGCGCCGGCCAACATGCGCGTGCAGTGCGTGGCTCTCGCTTTCGCTTTAGGGCACGCGCCCGTTTACCTCAAAATTCGAGAGGGCACGCCGGGGCATTACCTTTACCGAGAGGTCGTGTGCAATACGCAGAGCGAGGCAGCGCTCGCTCTCAACACTTCGCGCCAAAATCTGAACAAGGAAGTTCAGCGGCATTGCCGTCGTTACGGCATCAAGCATGGCGTTCATCTCAAAAGTCCGGAGGCGCGCGCAAGCTTTTCGGTAGCGCAAGCGGCCAATCACTGGAGGCACCGCAGCTATGCTGTATAAATACGACTCCAGGCACGCGGAGAAGGTCCAGCAGGCGATGCGCCAGCTGGGGTTTGGCTCCGCCCTTGCGGAGGAGCTTGTCGCCTCTCACGAGCTAAAATTGGAAGCAGAGGCCCGCAGTCACGATGCTTGGGTCTTGGGCAAGCTGCTCCGCCGCCTTTGTGAAGTCGAAGAGCCAAAGCTTGTGGCGCTCTCGATGATCGTCGTTCTCAGCGGCTACCAAAAACTTTTTGCCGGTTCGCGTTTGCTCATTGGAGTTGACGCCATCGCCAGCCACTACGGCGTGAGTAAGGCCGACCTGATGCAGGAAATCTCATTAAGCGCCCACTTTTTGGAGCGCCCAGTTCCCAATTTATGACAACGCCCAGTAATACCACAGTCGAACTGGCTCTCGCCGGTTCTCAGTCAAAGTTCGCGCTCACTGAGAGCGGACTTCAAATCCAAAACGACCTCACTCTGGATGAATACCGACACTTGCTGTCGATGTTCAAGGTGTTTGCGGATCGCTACAACCTCAACTTTGCCGGGGCAATTCGTTACGGCGAGATGCACTTTGGGACAGCGGCAGTGCAAGACATGCTGGTTCAGTTGGAGTTTCCCCATGTGAAAGTCAGCCGCGCCATGAGCATTGCGGGGCTGTTGGGAGATCAGCTTGAACTGAAGTTTGAGACCTTCACCGGCCTGACGGACGAGCACTACGCCATTCTTGGCCGTGAGTTCAAAGATCATGAGGAATTGGTCGGCAAATGGGCCGGATTAGCGCAGGAGCACCAACTGACGCCGCGCGCGCTGGTGCGCTCCATCGAGAAAGGTGCGGTCGTTACCGATGCCGAGCTGAAGGGGACCAAGGACAGCACTTTGGCCTATTTCGATGAAATGGAGCTGGCCTTTCGCATGTGGCTGCACCGAGTGGGTGGCGAAGAGCGTGTGCTTGGTTTGGATAATGAGCACCTGCGCGACCTCTACGGCCATTTCAAGGCGCTGGAGGCATTCATCTTGAAGCTGAAGGAGGCCTGCCATGAGTGAGTTGCAAAACTATCATTTTGAGTCAGCGGCCGAATTTGCCGTCGTTAGAGAGTTCATCCGAACAACAGTCGATTTGGTAAGAACGCCTGAAGCAATTCGTGCCGCCGCGCGTGCTGTCGACGGAAAGCAGAACTTTTCCGACGAACAAAAACGCTATGCCAAGGATTTTCTGGAGGCGGCAGCGCAACTTATTCAAGAGCAGCCCTAATGAAGCGCAATCCAGACGACCTCATCGGTATAGCGTCGAGAGTTGCCGCCCTGCGCGCAGCGGAGCGGCGTTTGCCAGAGGTGTCCTTTGACGGCTTAGACACAGAAGATTCGGATCGAATTTTGCAAGCTGGTAAGGCCGCTGCTGCGGCTGAAATACGCGCTCTCCTGCGCGAGGCCAACGATCAATGGGAAAAAGAGTTTGCCAACTAAAATCACCCCCCGCGCCGATCACATCGTATTCTATCTGAGTGGCTTTGAATGCTGCGCGGATAGTGTCGATTCTCAGCTAGTCAGCGAAGGCAAATGGCAGCTATGGAAACATGGCATAGTAAATGCGGTTTCCAAGCGGTTGCTGGCAAAGGAGATTACCGGTTATAGATCGCTAAGCTATATTAATGGAGATAAGCTTGATCTGCGCCGTCGCAATTTAAGGAATGCCAAAACTGCCTTCTGGCGCGCGCAGTGCGCTATCCGATCAAAGGCCAAAGTTGCTTTTTGTCTAAACAGAATGCGCTGGATTGTGCGCCGACAAGTCAGCGGCGTTCGCTTGTGGAAATCGTGCAAAAGCGAGGCGGAAGCCAAGGCGTATGCGCACATTTTTTCCGCTGTTGGGGCTGCTGAACTCAGCAAAAACAAACGGCGATCGTGTTTGGACGAGCAGTTCATGTGGCTACATGAAGATATATCTCAACACATAGTGCAACGGTGTGAAAGCAAGGTCGAAATAGCACAAAAAGCATTTGCCGCCGGTGTGTTGGCCCGGGACATCATTGGTAAACGTAACGCGGAGGCTTTATGCGTGTAAGTGAAAGACTTGCAGAGCTAAAGCGAAGAGTGAGCCTGCGCGATATCTTGGTAAGAGATAATGTTCAGATTCGGCGCGCAGGTGGGTCGCGCTATGCCGCGCTGTGTCCATTTCATCAAGAACGGACGCCTTCATTTTACATTTTTAGCACACACGCTGGCGATCGCTATAAGTGTTTTGGCTGTGGAGCAAGCGGCGATGTTTTTGACTATTGGATGCAAACCAGGAACAAAAGCTTGGCTGAAGCTGAAAACGAACTTTGTTCAAGCGAGGGCATCCCCCAGTCGCAAAGAACATTAAAACCAGTGCCCCTTGCGCAAGATGTGGTTGGGCCCTTGACGGGTCGCGCTTTGGATATTTGGGAGGAGGGGGTCAAATACTTAGCGCGTTCCGAGAGCGATCAAATTCGCATCGCCGAGTGGCGCGGTTTTGAGCCCACGACTATTGCGGCCATGGCAGGGTTTGGTTTGATGGCCATGCCAATATATCGAGGCACAAGGAGTGAAGCTTTTGCCGTAAATATTCCCAATGACAGCGGCATATATTTGGCGGGCTATCACGTTCATACACCTAATCTAAAGGGCAGATATCGTTTTGAGCCCCAAGGTATAGGCTCGTGGCCATTTGTCATCGGCAACATCACGGAGTGCCATGCGTTAGTAATTTTGGAAGGGCAGTGGGATGCTATCGCTTTTTGGGATGCCATTGGCGCACACGATGAGCCAATTAACGGCGTTGCGATTGTTGGGGTAAGGGGGGCAAGTTCGTGGCGCAAGCTACTCGATTATGATTGGTCGCAAGAAGTGCAGGCCTTCGTATTTGCCGATGGGGATGAGGCGGGGATTCAGTGGTCTGAGCCGGACTCATTAAGCGGCGCGCTCAATCTTCGCTGTCGCGCGCTTCACTTTTTTACCTATGAGCAGGGGGAAGACGGCGTGAAAGATTTTAACGATTGGATAAAAAAGGATTGGGGCGTCGATGCCTGTGTTCTTCGCGAATTCATGCGCGAAAAATACAAATCGGGACTACAAACAAGGAGGCGCAAGTGGCAGAAAAAGTAAAGCCGAGGGGCAAAAATCCCCTTATTCAGATTACTGGTGCAGGCAAGGATCGCTTTGACGAATCAAAGGTGTATCAGTCGCTTATGCTCAAGATCCCGCCAATCCTTGTGTATGAAGATGATTGGTATAAGTATGATGGCAAAGCTTGGAGGCCTACAAGGCGTAAGGCCTACAGCAAGGATGCGATGCAAGTGCTTCCTTTGGCCTTCCGCACTGCGCGATTGGCTGGCAATTTACTTAATCACGTAGAAGCCAATAATCAGCTTAAGGAGGAGCAACTCCTTGGTGCGGTAAAGATGGATCAAGGTGCAGTTTGGATCAACGTGAATAATGGAGTGCTGCGAGTCACATCTGCCGATGTTCAATTGCATCCACACAATCCCGATTATTTATTCACCGGTTGCCTTCCCTCCTCTTGGGTGCCCAATGTCGAATCGGACACCTTCCAAGAAGCTTTAAAAAACATTTTGCATGGGCCGAAAGATATTGCTTTGTTGCAGTGGTTTGCGGGCTATTGCCTGTATCCTGATTGCAAGCAGCACGAAGTATTTTTGATATGCTACGGTCCGGGCGGCACCGGAAAAAGCACGTTGGCAGAAGGCATTGTCGCAGCTTTTGACGATGACGTTTTGGTTAGAAAGCTTTCTTTAAATCAAATATGCAGTTCTGGCCCAGGTAGCTATTCTCTGCCAACACTTGAGAGAGCGATGATTAACCTTGGAACTGAGCTAGACACAGTTGAGGTAGATGAGTCTGGAACTTTTAAACAGTTAATTTCCGGCGAGAGCATTGTAGCCAGAAGTATTTACGGCAAGCCATTTACAATGAAAAGCACATGTAAGCATTGGTTTTTGTCCAATGTTATGCCCCGATTTAAACACGGCACCGATGCAGAGCTGCGGCGCGCTCGTTTTCTTTCTTTTGCAAAAAAACCTTCAGTGTTGGACCGACAATTGAAGGACAAGCTCATCTTGCAAAAAGATGCAATTCTGGCTTGGGCTGTTTATGGCCTTCAGGCCATTCTTGATGGGATTGAAGCTCCGCATGGCGGCACGGAAAGCACCAATATCATGAGGAGGTTTCAAACTTCAAACGACCCCGTGCAGTGCTTTGTTTCTGAAATGTGTGAATTCGGCCCCTATGAAGAAACAAAGGATGCAGTCATGGAAGCATTTGGCCAATATCTTGATGCCAACCAGTTTGGCCACAAAACAAGAGAGTATTTCTTTCGCGCCTTGTATGAGCGTAATCCAGATATTCAAGTGCATCGCTATCGCAATCGCAGCCCAGAATACTACCTGCAAGGAATTCGCCTCAAACCCTAGGCAAGCTATCTCCTTGCGATCCTCTTAAGAACGCAAATCTTCAGTAGAATCTGATGACACGTGTATCATATTTGCCTAACTTGTCCCAACTTTCCTACCATTTTCCTGTATGTTGTTTGAAAACAATGAGTGAACATATATAAGAGAGAGCATAGGGAATTCCTTAGGCGCTTGGGAAAGTTGGGAATAGTTAGAAGCCACCATGGTGGTTAAGGAATCTATTACCCCTGCAATTCAACAGGTTAGCTGCAAAGCACCCTTACATTAACCCGCGACCAGTGGTTTAGTTGACATGTTAAGTTTAGCAGGGCATGGAAGAAAATGATCACAAGCCCCCAACTTTGGCCGCCATTGCGGCAGATTGGGGCACCAGCGTTGCCTACGTCTCGCGCATGAAGTCTCAAAAAGGCTGTCCGGTCCATAGTCTGGAGGCAGCCCGAGCTTGGCGAGCCGAGCGCGCCCGGGGCGGTGTGGGGTTCCGGTCCAAGTTGGTCAGATCAGACGAGCAAGATGCTCCTCCAGTTCGTTTGCCCCGCCGCAAAAGCCTCAAAGGCATGGAACAAAGTCTGGCAGCGTCAATTGAGATTGAGGAACAGGCCAAGTATCTGGTTGAGGCAGCGATTGCGGCCGATTCGGTAGAAAAGCTGCCGCTACTCCTCCAGACCTACAACAAGGCGAAGGAAGGTCGCATGGCGTCCGAAAAAATGGTTTTGGAGATTCAAGAGAAAGCGCGGGTCTTGGTCCCATTGGATGAAGCCCGAGAGATGTTTGCCAAAGGCTGGGGAGCCCTGCTGGCTCGGCTGCGCGGCCTTCCAACCATTCTGGCCCCCAAGGTCAATCCGCAAGACGATGTGACTGCGGCAGAGATCATCCGTCAGGACATCGAGAGGGCCATTGCTGATGGCCAGAAAGCCTATGAGCAAGCGCTGGCATGACGAGCCGCTGAAGAAGCTGGAGGCCTTCTGCAAGGACACCCTTGCTCCAGCCCCAGACTTGCCAGTGTGGAAGTGGTGCGAACAGCATTGCTACATTCGTGGAGACAACGAGGGCGGGTATTCCACCACCCTGACTCCCTACGTGCGGGAACCCTTGGATTGTTTCAAGGACAAGAAGATCGAGGACTTGGTGCTTTGCTTTGCGGCCCAAACCGCCAAGACCACCGTTGTCATGGGAGGCACCGCTTGGCTGCTGGTAAACGATGCCAGAGACACCCTTTGGGTTATGCCAGACAAAGAGCTGGGAGGCTCTTTTTCCAGAAACAGGTGGATTCCGTGGGTCGATGATTGCCGCCCTTTGGCTGACTTGAAGCCATCCAACCGCAATCTGTTCACGACCAGAGAGCAGCGCTTTGCTCGATGCGCGCTTTTTTTCGTCGGTTCGAACAGCGCCAGCCAGATTTCCTCCCGTCCTTGCGGCGTGGTTCTGATGGATGAGGTCGACAAGTTCGGCCTTCGCAATGACAGGGAGGCCGGTGCCCTCAAGAATGCCGAGGAGCGGACGAAAAGCTTTAATTTCCCGAAACGTATTAAAACTTCGACCCCTACCATTTACTATGGGGAAATCTGGCAAGAGTTTATCAAGGGGGATGCCCGATACTTCTACGTGCCTTGTCCATGCTGCAAGACCCCGATCCGGCTTTTGTGGAAGCAAATCCGGTGGTGGAAAGATGATCCTGAAGAGGCCAAAACCGATGGGGACTGGGATATGGAAAAAGTGCGAAAGAACACGCACTACGTCTGCCAAGAGTGCAACCAAAGCTTCACGGATGCCTACAAGACCGGCATGTTGCAGGCTGGTGAGTGGCGCCCGAGCAATCCGCAAGCGGAACCCACCCGCCGCAGCTACCATTTGAGTGCGCTCTATGCGCCCTGGAAGCAAACCCGCTGGGGCAACTTGGCTGTTCGATGGCTTCAGAGCAAAGCCACGATCGACGGACGCCAGAATTTCATCAATTCGACGCTGGCAGAGCCATTCGACGGCGAAAACGCCTACGATGAGGATCCGATAGCCACCGAGGCCTACATACCGGCAGACATCCAGCGCGACCGCGTGCCGTTGATGACGGTGGACGTTCAGCAGCCGGGATTTTGGTGTGTGATCCGCGCTTGGGCCAAGTCTGGAGAGAGTTGGTTGCTGCATGCGGGGTATGTCCACACCATCGAGGAGCTGGACGAGCTGCAAAGGAAGTATGCCGTGGAAGCAAATCACGTGCTGATAGACGTCGCTGACCAAACCAACCTCGTTTGCAAATGGGTTGTTGATAGAGACTGGCGCGGTGCGTGGGGCAGTAGCAAAAATGGCTTCGTCCACAGCCTGCCCAACGGCAACAAAGTGCAAAAACTGATTTCCCCAGTCCAGTGGCGTGATCCGCAGCTCGGAACTGTCCACCAGAGCGAGCGAAACCCCCGCGCCCGCTACGTTTTCTGGGCCAACGACCCCGTGAAAGACATTTTGGCGGTGATGAGGCATCAAGAGCCCCGCCGCTGGCACGTCCATGGCGATATTCCTCCCGAATACACCAAGCATTTGAACGCCGAGATCAAAATCATGCGCCAGAACCCGCGCACCGGCCGTTATCAGGTGGTTTGGAAGCAAGTCCGCCGCGCCAACCACCTTTTAGACTGTGAGGCCATGCAAATCGTCTGCGCTTTGGCAGGAGGCCTGATTGTGGAGGACAACGAGAAGTATGCCAACGCGCAGGGGGCGCTCAAGCTGCACGAAATGAATTGACCCCAGCCCACTCGGGCTGGGGTCTTAGCACAAGCACTGCAAGCAGCGCTTAAGATTCAAGGGTTAGCATGGAAAAACGCTTTGGCAAATCCTAACGGCGTAACAGATCGAATTTCCTTTGTTTTTTCGCTTTTCCCACCTGTATTCCAGTGTATCGGGCTGTAATTGTCTCCGTTGTAGCAGGTTACACTAACCGGAGCGCAGGGCTTTTTATTTGGGAACCGAAATTTGCCCCAAAGCCCCGTTTTTTTACGATAGGAATCGTTGGGCGGTATCAAAGGATGCGAATGGGACTTTTGTCCTGGCTCCAACCACCCCCCAAATTCATAAGGATGAAAATAGGTGGGGCCATAGAATAGCAAATCGTTGACCAAGCTAGGTAGTCTGCCCACAGGATTTTCAATGACCCACCAATGTGGATTGCAGCTGTGAATAATTTGCAGAGTCTTTTGAACTAGCGCGACGCTCTGCGCCGTGCGCCCATCTTGGTCTTTTTGTTTCCAATATTGCGCCCCGCTCCCCGCAAAATCAGTGCACGGAGGAGCAGCCAGAACTCCATGGACCGGCCCAATGGAGGCAATCCAACGCTGATCAATTTGCAAGATGTCGTGACCGCGCTTTAAGTCCACGCACACGACATTGTAGCCCGCTTCGGCATAAAAGCTTGGCCAGTTGCCCGTGTAATCAAACAGGGACAAAACGGTGCGCTGCATTACTCGTCGCCTGTATCAACCTGGTTGGCGATCTTGTCCGTGTCCCAATTAATCAGTCCGGCAAGCACCCATTCTGCCATGGACTGCACAAGCCATTTGTCTTCAGGCTTTGTGTCGCCCTTGTCTTTGATGATTCGCATCAGATCTTTGACTTTTGGATTGATCTGCTCAAAAAAAACATCGGCAGCCTTTTGGTGCTGCTTTTGATATTGCGCCTCAATCTTGTCCAGTTGCTTCTTGTAGTTGTTGTTCATAAAGTCGGTCTAGCTCTTCTTCGTCATCAATACCCAGCTCGTCACGGAGGGCCTCGGGCGCTTGATCGCGAGGGCTGTAAGTGTTATCGACGCATGTTCCGTCGGGATTGGCAAGAAACTCGCCACAAAAATCATTGCCCGGTTCATCGAAGGTCAGGCGCAGCGGCTTTTGCACTAGCTTGGACAATGCGGCAATGACAGGAGTAGGAGGCCCCCATGCAGTATTAAATCCAATTCCTTCATCCTGAACGTGTCCATCGTATGAGTTCCATTTTGTTCCCCAATGACGGATTCGCCAATCATACCATCCGTCCCCGTTCAGTAAATTTTGAGCCATCGGTATGATTTTTTGGAAATCCAAAAATGTTTCCGGATATCCGCAATCAGGAGCCAAGCATAGCTCTTCATCGTCGGACAAGGGCACATCGCTGATGAATGGACTTCCACGCATCTTGGTCGTTAGGTATTGTTCAAACACTGACATATCTCCGTCAGGAGCTTGCAGGTAGTTCCAGCAGTGGTTAGGCATAGGTTGGTATTTGCACCGAGTGGTGCAGGTCTATTAGTTTAAGGTAGATGGCCAGACGAGTTACGTCGGCCGTGTTACGCGCCCCGAACCGGTCGTGTATCATCTGCCGGAATTTTTCGACAGTCTTGACACTGACATCGAGATCAGAAGCGATTTCTTTGTTGGTCTTACCCAAGGCAACAAGTGCGGCTGTTTCAGCCATTCGATCCGTCATAAGCGGATGAAAACGCGGATTATGAGATATGTTCATTGAACGAAACGCTGTAACCAAGCTGCTCAATAATGTCAGCCACCTCAGGCTCGTCAGCGAAGCCCCGTTGTATTATTACAGCTTTGTTAGTGTGGTTAATATTGACGATCGTCCCGCTTCGCGGGATAAGCCATGATCCTTTGTCTTTGATGCAAGACATCATCATGCGCGTCCATTGCTTGGCATTTGCGAGGCCAGCGTCGGTAGTTAGGTCGTAGTTCATGGTTTGTTTCATATTCAGAATGCCCAACGATGCTTGACCCAATGTGTTGTTTCTTCAGATGCAGAACGCAATTGCACTGGGTAGGGAGCATCAGCTCGCTTGGCGACAAGGCCCTCGTAGAGCGATGCGCCAACCGCCCGATTTTCCGACTGAAGAGTGATGTAGAGTTCATCAATGACCTCAGGGATAAACCCCTCCAAAGTATAGAGGGCGTTCTGAACTGGCGCACCAAACTGCCAAGGCTTCCAGCTGGGAAGCGCTTTTAAGCGATTTAACAGTAGGGCCTTGCGGTCGGTGTAAGTATCCTTGCGCTGTTTGGGACTGGGAAGGTAGTCAAAGATGACCAAGCTTCCGCGCCCAAGCTGTAGCCGTCGTTCCAGCGCCTCACAATCCAGCCACTCGGGAACGTCTGCATTGGCAAGAATGTCCAAAACGGGCTTGAAGCATTCTTCAATGGAGAGCCTTTCTCCATGTCTGTTATACATGCGGCCGCTGGGAGCGTGGATGATAGCCCGCCACCCATTGAGCTTTGGCTCATACATCCACGTCCCAGTTTTTGGTCGCGCCCGCTCCAGCGGCCCGCCGTTAATAGGGCGGGCCGGGTAGGAGGGCATGTCCATCAGTCCTTTTTCCTGCCCTTGGTTTTGACTGCAGCCACAATGGGGCAAATCAGATCGACTGCACGATTCTCATCGACAGTTAGAGCTGTGTGCCTGGCCACATGGAAATCAGCCGTGGGCTTGATTACGGATTTTGCCGTTAAGGCATCGCTGGCGCCGTATTTGGTAAAGATTGCCTGCAAGTCTTCAATCAGCTCTTGCGCGCTGTCTTGGGGCAACTTATCGCCATCGACTTTGAGTTCAAATGATTGCCGGAAAAAGCGCTGCGTGCGCTCTTCCCCCAGTGTCTCGATCAGGTCGGATTCCGCCTTCTCTGTGATGGCCCTGTATCGGCCTTTGTCGCCAAACGACACCAGCAATGAATTGCCGGAGTTGTCTCGCGCTTCTATGGAAGAGGCAACATCATGCCTTCCGCTGAACAGCTCAAAATAGTGCTCTTGAGCGCGTCCACGGATTTCGCTTTTTTTGATGTTGGCCGATGCTTCCAAAGCCTCCAACTCTTCGGTTTCGCTGAGAATGTCAGAGACAAGCTTAGCGATGTCGCCATCAGGGTCCGGCAAAACAGGATACTCTGTCTTGGTTTTTCCAGACGATTTGCTGGCGATGCCACCGAGGTTGAGCTTCACGATGCCCGCCGGTTTTGCCGGGGGCTTTTTGGTTGCTGTAGCCATGGTTGTTAAATGGGGCGAGTGCCCCGAAAGTTTTTAATCACCCCTCCATTCTTGCGCGAACTCCTCTGGCGTCCCGCGCCAAACAAATGGCGGCTCGCAGACAAGATCGGCATGAGCGGTAACGACAACTTCCTCAGACCCTTGCAATCGCATCAGGAGTTCTTTGTCGTTAACCACATCGCCAATGACGATGTGAGGGTAAGTGATGCGGCCGGTGTGCAGCGGAAAGCCAGATGCTTCTTTTGCCAAGCTTTTGACGGCCACGGCGTTGAATGGTGTCTCCATCGCAAGGCTGCAGTAATCGGAGAGATCGTTGCTAATTGTGCTCATAGGTTAGTAGTTGTTGGTGTTAGAAAAAGGCCTCTGCTTAGACTTGCCCATGCTGTGCTCGTGGATTGTGCGCTGCACAAATCCAAACGGGAACCTGGATTGGGAGTGTTTGAGAACCCACAAGTGGTATTGGTTGGCCGTGTCAGTCAGGCGCGACTCGGCCGGATACAGCTCGACCGCCTCGTGTTCCGTCCCAACCAGCATGTTTTTGATGGTTTGAAGCTCTCGCCAGTCGTGGATTGGCTCCCGATCAATTCTTTTAATCGACAACCAAATCATTTCCGGCCAGCCCTCGGCATACACCTCGGCATCGCGCCGCAACACCTGATATGTGTCGTTTAAGAATACCTCGCCGCGCGTGCTATCGGCAATGAACTCCAAAGCTTTTTCGCGGGTCAGTTTACCGACCGTCATGACGGCTTGGATTGTGTCCTCGTCAGTAGGCTCATACAGAGCCGGTTTGAATGGGGTCATAGAGTAGTGCCCTTGGATGGGTGTTTATCGACATGGGTGCGGCAGGCTTGGCGGATGATTGATTCCAGCTTGTCGAGGGTGTCCGCGCTGACACGGGCGAACTTGTGGTGGCGGGACTTTTTGGCGTGGTCAAGCAGGTAGGCTTTGACCTTGGAGCGGCAAAGCAGACTGCTACTGATGCGGGTGGTTTCGGTGGTTTCCATAAGTTGACAGAGAGAAAATGGTATGGCTTTCAATCCTGCTCCTACTGTGTTCTTCGGAACGACGTATTCTGAGAACGGAACTGTTATGAGTGTTCCTATCAGCGCGTTTCCAGAGCTTTCGGCGGCAGAAGCCGATGCTGCGACGGGCGATAGCCGCAAACTTATTTGGGCCTTGATCGACAAGCTCTGCACGACCTATACGAATCTTCCGACTGCAGATCGTCCTTCGAAAATGCGTTTGTCAAAATCTTACGGACAGGTTGATCCTGCTACCGGAGCTTTCACGGCGAGCTACAGCATGACCTTCAACCTGACGGCGTCGGGTCTGGAGTTGGCTGACGAGTAAAGTGCGGCCACCGCACCCGAAAGTGCGATGACCGCTGATCAAGCAGACTTAGTCTGTTTGACCTTCCTCCGAGCTGGAGGTTGGCGTGGTCGGAGTTCCGGCCACAGCTCGCGGACGAGCCGCAATGACAGCACGGCATCTATAGCCAAGGCGATTAGCCTCGACTTAAGACGCTTAGCGTCAGCGTGCTCCCAGGGTCCATGGTCGCTCATAGAAGGTCGCAGGCGATGTTACGCGCGCTAACCTTCAGCTTGAGGAAAGATTTTTGGAGCTTGATTCCATTGCGGAACCATTGAGCCGGAATGTTTTCCACAAAGTCGTCTCCGCCAATGTGGCCGTCTTCGGGTCGGCAGCCATCAGCATAGCACACTTCATGGTAGCCATTAGCCGATTTGAGATCGGGATCTGTGCAGGCCATGATGTATGCGCCGCTGTCTTTAACCAAATACAAAGTATCAGGCTTGAGCCGCTCGCGGCCGGTGTATGCCTCGCTGCAAGTCTCGGAGTGAGCCGTTGTGTGTTCGACTATGGCCCGCAACGAGGGGTCGTTAAGGTCAAACAAATATATCATGGCCTAAACCACCTCTTGGCGATTCGCCGAGCGCGCAGCCAGCGCTGGACGACATTGAGTCGGCGCGGCAGTGCAGGCTTCCACAGCCTCATGTAAAACGAGGCCGGATAGATGTTGTCGCCGTAAGACTCGCGGACGATTGGAACTTCAGGCAGCCTCATTGGATGTGACGACGCGTAAGGTTATACTCAGCGTCTTTCATGAGTTCCATCATTCGCGGCATTTGATTGGCGAGCGAGTAGTAAGGCTCAAAGATCAGGCCTATTAGTTCCATGTCGGCAGCATTGCTTGGCTCTGACTCAGCGATTTGAGCTTTGGCAAGAGCCAGAGCCTGACCGACAATATAACGCCCACGCATCGAACCAAACAACTCGATGGCGGCATTTTGACGTTGCTCATGATTGAGCGATGCGTATTTGTTCATGGTAAAAATGAGGGGCCGTAGCCCAAGTAGTAGCGGCCATTAGAGTAGCCGGAATGAAAGCCAGTCTTCGGGTTGTATGTGCCGAAATACGCGCCGCCATCCCTGCCACGCCCGGAAAAAAATCCGGATCGCGTGTCGTATTGCCCAAACGAATAGAGGCCGTCGCTAACGGATGAATACATCTGTGCATGGCCGAGGTGAGCCAAGGCCAACAAGATTGCCAATGCTTTCATTTGCGCTCCAAGATTTCTATGGCGTCAGCAATAGCCCGCCCGTAGCCGGCCGCACTTTGTGCAAACGCTTCTTTAAGAACGGCAAGTGCGCTGGCAGTGGCAAGATTGTCCACTACGTAGGCCTCGTTTGTTCTTGAAATTTGCTCGGCCGCAACAGCAAGCCGCTCGACTTGTTTGACCAAAGCGGGCACCGTGCCCTCAATAAATCGGACTCCCCGATTAGTTGACCAAAAATCAATCATCGTCGGCCTCCGTTTCCCATGTAAGTTGTAGTGGTTCAGTTGTGCCAGGATAGTCGCGGCGTTCATATTGGTAGTAGTCTACGCGGGCTTCGTTTTTCACGAGGTCGTAGACAACGGTGTCGCCATAGTCGCTGCCGTCTCCGGCTCCGGAATAGCTGTAGTTGTCCCACGCCCAAGTGTCGATTTCCTGCTCGAATTCGATAACCTTGGCGGGTCGCTGCGGAAAAGCCACATACGCAGACTTTTTCTTGCGCGATTTGCGCGGTTTTTCGTGACATCGAACAGTAAGGTATGACTCATCGCTGCCGCCGCTGAAGTGCAAGGCGATTTGCTCAACCCGCAGCTTCTTTGCTGTGGCGACGAACCTTCGTGGTAGCGGTTGTGGTTCTATGTTCATTGGTAATGATTAGAGGGTGAATGATGCTTTTTGTTCCGACCCGCAGCATCCAGTTGGCGGGTTGTTGTGCCAGCGGCAGCAGCCAGTCCTTGGGCGTGGGTATGAACCCGCAGTCCTCAATAACATGCTGTTCTGCCAGCAGTTTGGTCGGCACTCCGCGCTGTCTTTGTGTAGCGCATCGTGCCGACCTCGGATAAATAACGTGCCCAAATTTGTCACAAGCCCACTGCACGCCAGCGCTGTGGTGCCGAAGCGCCCGGTGAGTCCAGTCGCCGGTGAATTGCTTGGTTTCGTCAAACCACTCGTGCAACTCGATGTAATCATCGGCATGGCCGCCATACTTGGCAGCACTGCTTTGAGCGTGTTTGTATGGCGTCATACACGGGCAATGGCGTCAAGACCGACCTTGTCTAAATCCACGGGATCGCTTCCATCGGAATTTTTAATTCCCCCGCAAACCCCTTGTGCGGTGTGGCAGAGCTTCATTTTGCCCTTGGGCTGTATCCAGTCCTCAAAGTAGATTGCCCCGTCGTTTCCTCGGCGAAACGGACATTGAGCCATGCGGGTGGTCTGTCCGTTCTCAATCAGCAACAACATGATTGCTTCCTTGCGATCCGGCCGTTCGCTGGGTGCGCGCAGTTCGCCTTTGACGTAAGGAGCAAACCACACTTCTTGCACGGTGACAAACCACGGCATGCTTTGTGCCATGAATGCCAATGCCTGCCGCTGGCGCTCTTTGTCTCCAGGCAAACCAATGACGGCGACACCTATATCTTTAGCTTGTTGCTGCAACGCTTCCGGCAAGTGAGCGACCGCCGTCATTGCAACGGGGTCTAAAGTCCCCGCTTGCGACAGAATATGCTGGGCAGTCTTTTTAGCCTGCCTGAATGTTCTGAATTTCATCGTTTTCATAGAAAAATCCAAGTAATCCAATTCTTCGGCCCATACTGCTTGTTGGTTCATTAGTTGGACCGAGTGAGTGTTTCAGTAAGAAAAACAGCACACGTGTTGTTGGTAAGGACCAATACGTAAAAGCCGTCCGCGGGCGGCGGCGGAAGATGCGGCATGTCAAAATTGCCGCGCCATTCATTGATGTATTCGCGGTTTGCCATGGCCAGCATAATGGGAGTCGGTTCATCGCCAGGGTCGAATGACTGGCGATACTCATCGACTTCGTCTTGGCCGCGCATGGTATACGCTGCCGTCAGCCCCGTATCGTCATGCAAGTCGCAGACCAAGAAGACGGCATCTTTCTGAGATGATGCCTTGAACCGCGCTTCGTTTTTGAAGCGGGTGTAAAGCTCAACTGCCGGTTGCAGTCTAGTAATCGTCTGGCTCGATAGGTTCGCAGGTTTCATAGAAGGGGTTGTAAAGGACTTCTGCCCGATAACATTTGAGGCGTTCGTCGTGACACTTGGAGCAAGTGCCGGTCAGGTAAATGCCGCGCGCATCGTATTGGGCCTCGCCGGTAAGCCCGCTTCCACAGGAGCAAGGAATGGAGTTGAGCGTGGTCATAGTTCGTATGAGTAAGAAGCGTCAAGTTCCTCCACGTAAGAACGCATGGAGGAGTTAAGCTGTGTTTGATCTTCGGCGAAATGCATCGCCCTGATCAGCCCGTCAGCATCAGACGGGACGTAGGTGCTGATAATGCGAAACCCGAGCAATCGGCTTCCGGCGTAGGCCAAGGCAAACCCCAGCCAGATACGTAGTTCGTGTAGCAGTGTCATTTGGAAAGAACGCGGGTGACGAACGAGACAAGCATCGGAACAATCTTGTCAGCATCATCCCAGCTAACACTGACGAAGCGACCCTTGCCAAACGATCGCTCGCCGTTGCGACCGCCGATAACAATGCCATACACCTCGATGCTCATGCGTCGGCACAGATCGACGATTTCTTTGAGCTTTTGGATGTCGGTTTCGCCATCACCGATACAGATCATGATTTTGCGCGGCGCCTTGTCGATGGAGTCCATGTGCTTGGCCGCCGCAGCAAGAGCGATATCCTCTTTTGTGCCTCCACCCATGCAGTCGATCGTCACTTGTGGCGTAGAGCCGTAGTAGTGCACATCGTTGCTGTGTCCATAAGAATGGACACGCACGGCATTACCTCCACGCCGCAGCGCCTCCGAGAGCAGGCAAGCCGCCCTCTTGAGCGGGACAGAAGCAGTCTGATGCTGAAGCGCCTTGAGGCGCTCGACGCGCTCTGCCACGGTGATGTTGACATCGGGGTCAGCCCAAGTGCCGCGATCCAAGTCACAGCCGGTCGATCCGCTCAAGTCGGTCAGGATACCAATGGCGATTTCGCGGGACTCGGTAACAACATCGTTACGGTAAAACACGGATGTTTCACCGCACGGGATTTCCCACAGCTTGCCAGGATCCAAGTGACCGCTTTGGCGGCCGAAGCTCGGCGTGATTTCATCATGGCTGTAAATTCGACACAGCTGCGACAGCCGGTCGATGACGCCTTCGTAACCTCGCAAGAGAGCCTGCACCGCCATTTGTGCGTGCACCGGAGTGCGGCTTGACCAGTCACTGAAGTGAGTTTTCTTGGCGCGAGTGGCCAGTTTGCCACCAGCCTTGCTGGAATCATCTTGGTCTGCCAAGTCACTTACGTCGTGCGCCCTGCCGTCAATATCTCCTAGCGCTGTATCGTTGGTAATGCTCTCCCCCGAGATGTCAGAGGTGCCGATTCTGCCGCGCGCCTTATCAAGCAAATCTTTGCTTGGCTTGGGCCGCGCCGGAGGAGGAGGTTGCGGCGCTCCGTCACCACTACCGCTGCCACTTCCGCCTTGCGGGTTTGGCTGCGGCTGTTTCTTGGGTGGCGGTTTAGGCGGATCAAGCTTGCGCAAGATTTCCGCTGCGCGCTGGGCAGCAGCCCACCGCTCGTGCGATGTAGTGGCAGAGCCAAACTCCGCCATCGCTTGCCCGATCACTTCCGCGATATCTTGCGGTGCAACAATAGGCTTGCTGGGATGCAGGATGTTCCATGCCATGGCCGCCGCCGCACATTGCGATGGCGGCGGGCCTTGTGGCATGTCATCGGGAACCACTACGCCATTGCTGGGACTCGGAGCCGCCTTGACAAGCCCCGCCTCGATCTCGGCACGATAAGACTCGTCCGAGTTAAATGCGTTGGAGGCCGCAAAATATACGGCCGCCCCGCGATAGTCTGTTAACAGCTCACTTTGCGCAATGTCAGCCTCGACGGCCGACCAGACAACACGAGCGTGTTTGTCTGTGCTTGCGGCCGCCGCTTGGCGCACCGCTTTGGCGGTGGTGCGTTTCTTGGCCGCCGCGGTCAGCGCTTCGCCGACAAGTGCATCGCTGCGCTTGTCTTCGTTCCACTCGGCGCGGGCGTCACCACGAGTGATGGTGTCGGGCGACAAGACAACGAGATCATCGTCGTTTGTCGCGTTCCCATCCGACCATGCCACCTTGAGCGTTTTGTCCACGCCTGTGACGGATGTGCGGATTGCGTTGGTGGACCGCGCTACTGCGGCCAGTGCCGTCTCCAGCTTGTCGGCTGTAGAAGACCGCTTTTTACGTGAGCTGTAGCCACCCCAATAATTACGCAAGTGTGAGGAAGCGGAATACTTCGACTTGCTGTATTCATCGGAGTCAAAGAGATAGTCGTCAGACCAGTCAGACCATCCCTTGTCGTCGTAGGAGTATTTTTCAGAACGCTCACGCCTAGCCTTGTCGGCTCCTTGTGCACGTTGCTTGTAATAGTCCAGATAGCTATTAGCCATGTTTGATGTTTGCCCGATGCCTGCAAGCAGGCGATCCGGTCGGGCGCCGGATTTGCATTACAGCCCGCAGGTGAGCTGTATGGTTTGCAAGACCTGTGCTCGCTCGGAGGACTCGCCCCCTTCGGTGTCGAACTTCGGAACAACGGTGAAGTTCATCGCTTGGCCCGGCGTCATGCCCATGGCAATGAGCCAGCCAGCAGCGAGGAGCTGCCTTGTCGAGACCGCTTTGGACAATGTCCCGCCGAAGCCGCTGGCCTTGGCACGAATTGTCTCGGCGACAGTGGCCAATGCATTGGCATCGGCGGTCTTGATACCGCACCGATCGCTGAGCAGTTTGGACTCCTCCTTGCGGGTGAGGTAGTTGACCTCCAGGTGATACGGGAACCGCGACTCCAGCGCTTCGTCCAGCCGGTATGTGCCGGTGAATTGGGCGCCGATGTTGGCAGTGCCGATAAACGTGACGTTATCGGCAACACGGACAATGCGCTGCAGACCCTCGACGTGAACTTCTTTGCGATGGTCGAGCAGCGGCATGAGTGCATTCCATACCGGAGGAGTGGCGCGGTTCACTTCGTCAAGAAGTATGACAGCACCGGGTGTCTCAATGGCGCGAACAAATTCGCTCGGCGCGAAGAAGGTTTGGCCATTGGCCACACCCTTCTCACCGAAGATGTCGATAGGTTCGCGATAGAGCACGAGGTTGAACTCGAAAAACGGCGCGCGGCCGATTGCCGAGGTGTAGCGGGCAAGATCCGTCTTGCCGCAACCGGCGGGGCCGGTCAGCAGCACGTTGCGGATTTTGCCATTGGGTATCTTGAGCACTGCTTCGAGCAGCGTCTTGGCGATGTCCGACACGACAAAGGTCTTGTCGATGTCGGGAACAACGAGCAGTTGCGCGTTAGCAGACGCCGCGGCAACACGACCGAGGCGCACGGCCTCGGTCAGTTCGTCACGGGTTGCTTGAACGCGCCACGCTCCATTGCCGATACCAAGCTGTTTGACCAGCTTGCGGAGTTGCGCGACATTGAGTGCATCAATGTCGGGCAGCGTGGTTGTGTCCATCAGTTGTTGGTGAAGGGGCGCAGCTCTTCCGAGACTTCGCCCAAAGCGGCTTTGAATCCGCGCGCAGCCAATGCTTGATGCGTTTGACACATCGAGACAATGAGCTTGATGGCGTGGGCTGCCTTGCGGACAGCTTCATCGCCCTCGCGCGGACTGAAGGCAAACACAGCGAGTTGCAAAACATAACGAGGAAGGGACGCTTCATCGAAAGCCCCCCTGTCGATCATGGCTTGCACCAGCCCGCTGTCATCAGGGAACATCTCGTTGAACTTGTTCAGCGCGAGTTCCGCCATTTCATCCATCATGGCTTCAGTGGGTAGTTCCATTGTTGGTTTGTGGGTTGCGTCGGTTCTTCCGACAAAAAATTGGTGGGCCGCCTCGCCCCACCGCGAGACGGCCCTGTGCAAACGCAGCGATTGCTGCGGCCCATGCACAAAAAAATCAAAAAATTCTTACGTAAGAGGGGACGGGACCTGGATCAGCAGATCCTCAATCTCAAAATGCGGAGCACCGCAAAGCGGGCAATCGGCCACATAATGTCCGGTCTGCCCGCTTACGGATACCGGCGTCACGTAAAGGCCTTTGTTGGACGATTCAAGCGCTTCAAGCAGTTCGTAAGCATAGGCCAAGGCCGCCCTGAAATGCTCGGTGCGGTATTGTCCAGGGCAATTTTCATCTGCTTGATTTGCCAGTTCGCGCAACGCGTTTTGCAATGCGATGGTGGCGTCGTGGTTCATAAGGCTCTCCCATTGGCAACGATGACGTTGCGCAAGATGCTTTGTTGGCCCCGCCGATTGGTCAGCTTCTTGTGCCGCTTGTATTCGTCGGGACTCATTAGGCAAATGGACGAAGTGGTTTTGTCGTTGTAAATCATGGCGCCCCTGTAGCGCGCGGTCGGCAGCGCTTGAGCACAGGCCAGACACGTAGACAAACCGAGGTTGGCGCGCGCCGATTGCACGCGCCCTCCGCAAGTGTTACAGCTCATTGACTAGGGTCGGACGCCAGTAGACATCGACTTCCATTCCGATGCCAAGGGGACCTGGAACGCTGGACAACTCCTCCAGACTAAAGTCGCCTCGCTCGGACTCAAAGCCTTTGACAAGGCCGTAGGCGATGTTGTTGTCGGGGTCCCACTCGCAGACATACCATGTCCACGAGCCGCACGGGTCGAAAATTTTGACGCGCGCCAGCTCAGTGTTGTAGTTTGCGCAGACGGGAACGCCGCGCAGGAAGCAAGCTTGGCGGAAAATCTCCAGCTTGCGCGGGCCGTAGGTAATACCACTCTGGTCGATGTGGTGATACAGCCCTTCGGTATCAGGGATGATGGTCATGCGAACTGGCGCCACACGGCGCGATTGACAAGCAGATCGAACGGACGCCAGGTCAGCAAAGACCAAGGCTTGCGGATGGGATGTTTGCCCTTGCGCGGAAGGTTATTGCGTTTGGGCCAGTGGTGGCGGGTTTTGTGTTTGCCCATAGTGGTGATTGAGTATTCGTAGGTTGTGGATGGACTGACGGAGGTGATGACGCACAGTGGTCCGCACCTCGGGTTTGGGATGATGGCGAGCAGCAAGCAAGGCGGTGACGCGCTTGGCTGTCTGCTCGTGATTGAACGGAGTGGGCAGGACGATGATGTTCATGCCCACGTTTTGCTTCCCACAGCGGTGACGTTGGCGCCCACCTGCAACTTGATGGGGTCGCCGGTATCCAAGGCCACTTCATGCAAAGAGACTTTGCCAGTGAAGTGATAGCCCACGGAGCCGCTCTGGAATTGACGCGCCGTAGCGGTGAGAGTGCCGACAGCGACATCGCGGCCATCGTGACCGGCGTAGCTGACGCTCACTTTCAACGCGGGCGCTGAAGCAATAAACAGCGCTTTGTTCATGGTTTTGGTTTTCTAAAAACGCTCTTACGTAAGAGCGCGTTGGGCCTGGCATGCGTGATCCGCAACAGGCAAAAATTTGGCAGGCGGCCGAAGCCGCAACGCCCGATGAAAGATTCATCTCGGCCCGAGCAAACTTTCCATCGCCGCTCGGGTTGACTCCCCGTGTTACGCGCGTGGTCCACGGGTAACTGCCAAAGTGACAGACAGCGCGCTTTTCAGAGGGTCATAGCCAGATGCCCTGTGCAGGGTCTGTCCTCTGCCGATATACGCGCGGCACGGTGTTGCCGCCAGCGATGGCTGGCTGTCTGAAAAATCACGGACGGTGCCGCGACAAAAAATGGGTGGCGCGGGGGTTTGCGTTCCCCCCGCGCCCAATCGCGCGATTACATCACGCGCGGCGGCGACTAAGCCGCTTTCTTGCGGGACTGCTTGGGCGCAGCTTCGCCGTCGAGCACTTTCATGAGTGCCTCGATGACGGGCGCCGGATTGTCCAGCTTTTCGAGGACTTTGGCGAGGCGTCGGACGCATTTGAGTCCTTCTTCCTCGATGTCCTCTTGTGACTTGCCGTCGGGATTGAAGTCTCCCTGCACGACATTGTCGGGTGTCGCCGTGTCGGCCGTGTCGTCGGCCTTCTTCTCCTCCGTCTGGGCGGCGGGCTTGTCCTTCTTGGGCTTGTTATAGTCAGCCAGGGACATGCCGTTGTCGGCCCAGCAGTTCAGCTCGCCTTCGTTGCCGTTGGTCACGGCATCTTGGATGAGCTGGAACGCCTGCTTGGGCTTGGCCGCCGCGATCTTGGCGATCCCAACGCAGTTCTTGAACGTCAGCCCGTCGTATTCGGCCTCGGTGAAAGCACCGGACTCGACATACGCATAGGCCTTGTGTCCATACGTTGCGTTGGAAATCGTGCCGCTGCTGATACCAGCATCGCGCAAGACTTTGGTGACGGATTCACCGCGCGGCACTTGCAGCGCGATAAAGTGGAACAGCTTGCCCAGTTCGCTGAACATGCGACGATACGCCTTGTCGCGGCTCGCAAACTCGGAGATGCGCTGTTCCTGCTTCATTTGAACGATTGCGGACGCCTGAAGCGGAACGTCTGCGTTGGTGGTGGCTTTGGCCATTGTTACCTCCAATAAACAGCAAGCCCTTACGTAAGAGCTTGGCTGTCGGTTTTGGCGCGATACGCGCAAAGTGGCAAATGGCCGCCACAGCGACAGAGACAAGGAGGCCATAACGTCAGAGACGATCTGACGGACGGCGCTTGCCTCCCGCGCGACCCGGAAAACGCGGGTCGCGCGGGAAACAAGAGATGGGCCGTCCATCGGGCGCGGGGGAGCTGACGCTGTTGTTAACTGACAGCCGCCGAGGCTCTCTGGCTCCTATCAACACGCTTTCGGCGTGCCTACGGACGCTGGTCGATTCTCCCTCATTTTTGTCGTGAGGATCGCTCACGCCTGCGATTAGCAGGCGCGGAGTCGGTGATCGTCCGATGCGATCTGACCAGCGGGGCCAAGCCCGCGCCCGTGTGAATTGCGAGCGGGGCGAGCATGGCGACCATGCAGGCTTGGCCGTGCAATTTCACGGACGGCGGAGACTTCCGGCAGATTGCGCTCGATAGAGCGTGAAGCCAGTGTAAGCAAGTGCGCGGTCTTGAACCTATGGTAGGCGCCGCGCGCCCGGATACAGCCGTGGCCAGGGTTGCCGGAAACATCCCCGCGCGCAAACTCTTACGTAAGAGCCTGCGCGCGAAAACGCTTGCGTTCCCCGGAAACTTAATTCCTCTCTTTCCACAATAGAGAGGCGATCCTGCCAATTAGATAGCGCATTATCGCCGGTAGGCGGCAATGCGCGTGTCCATTTAGCGGAGGGAGCAACCTTCCCGCAAATCCGCGCGCAAGCGCGCGGGGGGAAAATCTTTTCACACTCTCCACAATAGAGAGGCGATCCCGCCAATTAGATAATGGCTTATCGCCCGGCAAGGCCGCGCCGGATCGGGACAAAAAGAGGCCGCGCGGGATCACTCCCGCGCGGCCGTGCGTTGCGCGCTTGCGTGCGCGCTTGCGTGCCTATGCTTGCGCTTCCGCGCGCGCGCGCTCTTCCGCGCGCGTTGCAAGCCAATGCGCGGCCGTTGCGCGCGTTATGGGTGCAACTCCCAAACGCGCGCACGTGCGCGCAAAGGATAGTTGCATGCGGTTCCATGCGGTTTGCTCTTCCGGCGCGCGTCCTCCGCGCTTTCCGGCGGGAGATACTCCGAACGCATGGCGCAAGCTATATCCGCGCCCATCTACTTGCGCGCGCATGTAACGGAACGCGCGCATGATCCATTGCAAATCCGCGCGCAAGGCCGCGCGCGCTTTCGCGCGCGCAACGTCCGGCCTCTTCCCGCGCGCATCTTCGCAAGCGCGCGCGAACACGTAGAACGCGCGCGCACGTAGAACGCGCGCACGCTTCACGATTGCCGCGCGCATGGCATAGGCTCCCGCGCCGGAAGAATCTTCCGGCCGATCCGACACTTGCGGGAGAAACGCAAGCGCGGCCGGATCGGTTGCTTCCGCCGTGGACATTTTCCGCAACGTGCGCGCCCCCGCGCGTGCTCCGGCCGCAACTATCGCGCGCGGCGTGCATGGGTGAACCGCGCAAGCGCGCGCGGCCATGCGCGCATGGCGCGCGGGCGCGTTGCTTGCAATGTCAAACGCGCGCAACGCGCGCGCCAACTCTTCACGCATGGCGGAAGCAACCTCTTCCTTGTAATCCCACGATGCGAGCGGAAACGCACGGCCGCCCCCCTCAAACTTCACGCGCGCGCGTTGCGTTATCGCATGCGCGGTTGCTTCGATTTGCGGGAGTGTCGGAACGTGCGCGCCGGACACGATCACTTCCCACGGCCGCGCGTAGAAGCGTGCCGCGCGAACGTGCGCGCTTGCGTCATGGGTGACGCTAACGGCCGCGCGCGGTTCTATGTCCCGCACGTGCGTTACCAGCGGATTTGCGCGCTTCCGGCCGCGCATGCGCGGGAAAGGTTGCGCGCTTTTCGGCCATGCAACCGATCCGGCCGCGCCGATAGCATCACACTCGAAAAGCGTGCTTCCGGCGATTGACGCATAAAGATCCGGCGTCACGGATTTGCGGGAGATACGTCCCGCGCGTGCCGCGCTTGCGCGGCCTTGCGTTGCTTGTGCTTTGCTTTTCATAAGCGTGCCGATCCTACCGCAAGCGCGCGCGCGAAACGAGACGAATAACATACAAAACGCGCAAAATAACATACACGCTTATAATTACTTATGAATAACCAAGAATACCTGGCGCACGACCCACCGAGATATTTTTTTTGACCGGCCCAGGCAAAATCCCAGGTAAAAATCGCCGTCCGTAATTTTTGCCCGTCCGTCCGCAATTTTGCCCGTCCAGCAAATTTACAGTGGCGCAAAACAAGGACGAGTGACGATTTACAACTACGTGCAAGGGATACTACGCGAAATTGTCGGGGCATGCTCGCAGGCCGAGGCCGCCAGCATGGAATTCACCATCCCCAAGGCCATCCACATCGCTCTGGACACTGATAAAGACGGCAAGGTGGCGGGGCCGGACATGGCCGTCGGACATATCGAGTTCACAATTCTGCTGGTCGGCCGTCCGGAGGCCGCCTGCCACAACTGACCGTCCGGCAAATTTACAGTGGTGCATGATTAGAGCATGAGCAACTGGTCACCGAGGGTTTGGTATATGTGCCTCAACCCATTTTTCGAAGGCGACAAGCCGCAAGTCCGTCATGAGACGTTCGAGGAGGCCAAGACGGAAGCAGGCCGTCTGGCGCTCAAAACGGGCCGCAAAATTCACGTGCTGCAATTGATCGGCACAATGCATCCGCCGCACATTCCGGCCCCGATCTGGGAGCAAAGAGCATGACCCAAAGTCTTTTTGAAACAGAAGTTCTCCCGCGCCTGGAGGCCAAGCGTGCCGATTGGCTCGCCGAGGCGCGCGCGGTCGCCAGACAACTGGGCCGCAGCGGGCCGGTCAATATCAACGACGTGCGCCGGTTGTGTCCTTTACCGCCCAGCATTGATCCGCGGGTCATGGGCGCCGTCTTTAACAAATCTGAGTGGGTCTGTGTGGGCTACAAGCGGTCATCCCGATCTACGTGCCATAACCGTCCGATAGGGACATTTGTGCTCCGAGACCCACTCAAAAACTTATGATGACCTACGACACCGACCCCGCGCTCCGCAAGTTGCGGCGCCGTTATCCCGGCTTGGAAATTGTGGACCGATGGGAGTCGCACTCCGACCGTCCGGTAAACGAGAAGTATAGCTGGCTGCGCTTCCAGGCGCATGAGCTGGTGACCGAGGACGTGCATTTGGACGCCATCCCCCGCGTGCGCGAGAGCGTCCACGAAACCGTGACCTTCCGCAAATTGGTCGCTTTTGGCGAGACGCCGGATGCGCTGGAGAAGTCGCTGATGGAGGCAACCCTATGAGACAAAACGACAAAACTAAAGCCACACGCAAAAAGAACACTGCCCCCAAACAGAGCGCCCACCAAATCATCCAAGGGCAGCAAGCCGAGATCGCATTGTTGGAAGATGCGTTGCAGGAAGCCCTCAACGCGACCGGCCTTGAGCTAAAAGAAAAAGCGCCCCGCCGCCCACGAACATCTGCCTCGCATCGTCGTGTGCTGCGTTCCTACGCCAATGCTGCGTTGACAGGATTGTTGAGTGGATATGCCTCCAGAGAAGGTAACACAGGACTAACGGCCGACGAAATCGCCCAAGCCGCATGGAAGGTCGCCGCAGCCATGAAAAGCCATGAAGATCAAGTTTCGCGATAATCGTGGCTACAGCTTTGAGGTCGAGGGCGATATGTCCGTCGAGAAGCTGCTGGAACTGGGCATCAACCGCTTCAAGCTGGTGCATCCAGACAAGCCGCTGGAACAGGGCGAGTGGCGAGCGGAGGAGCCGGAAAAGTGATGGATCACCTCATTCCCGCCTATCTGACCTTGGCCGCGTTTTTGACCTGCCTGTTGGTCTGCATTTTTGACTCCGACAAATGGTAAGAACGTGGACTTGCACGGTGTCCAATACACCGCCGTTTCTCAAGATCACCGGCTGGAAGCCGATCGTGGATGACGCTGCCACGGGGGCTGCCGCCAAGAGCTACCGTCAACAGCACGGGATCAAGGGCCGTGCCGTGGCGCGCAAAATGGGTATGTGTCCCTCGCATTTTTCCGAAATCGAGTCCGGCAAGCGGGGGTGGAACGGCGACAAAGCGGTGCGCTACTGGCACGCCGTGGAAGCCCTGAAAGGAGAATCAAATGGCACGGCAAACTGAAGTTCTCAAGGATTACGCCGGTCACGGGCTGGAATTCAAGGCTGGCGAGCGGTATCTTTTGGAAGATCCGACTCTGGCGCATCTGCTGATGATGGGGGTGGCAGGCAAGGTCACGGATGTCGAGATTCAGAGTGATCCGTCCAGCAAGGATGTTCTGATCACTCGCAGCGGCGGCTTCGGTGACATTCTATTTATGACGCCGACGATCAAGGCGTTTCTCGCTTTGGGCAGCAAAGTCACCGTTTGCTGCCATCGCAATTACGCTGATGCCCTCTCGGCTTTTCCGCAAATAGGTTACATTCCATATCCGATGCGGATGGGCCAAGTGATGCCCTACGGCTACCATGTTTGGCTGGAGGGGGTCATTGAGTTTGCGCCGGAACCAGAGCGACACGCCGTGGACCTGATCGCGGAGCGAGCTGGCGTGGAACTGGTCAGCAAAGAGCTTCTTTACTCCGTTCGCCCTGCCGATATGCAGTGGGCCAAGGAGAACTTTCCCCGCAATCGCAAGCCACGGGTAGGCGTGCAGCTCATGGCCTCCGCGCCGACGCGCACGTATCCGCACGAACTTATGCACAAAGCCCTGCTGGGTCTGCTCATGCATAATGTGGAAATCGCGATCTTTGGAAGTCCCGGCAGCGTAGAACTGACCGACGTCAATCCCAGTGTCTACAACATCGCCGCCGCCGCCAAGACGTTCGGGCAATCCTGCGCGGTATTGGCTGATTGCGATGTTGTCCTCGCGCCGGATTCGGCCATGTGCCATGTGGCCGGTGCGCTGGGCCTGCCGACTGTTGCTTTGTATGCGCCATTTCCTTGGAAAGCGCGCACGGCTTATGCGCCGTCCATCCGTGCCTTGAGTGGCAATCTTAAGTGCGCGCCTTGCTATTGGCATGGACGCGGCTCGGCTTACCCGGCGCACGGGCCTTGCGCGCAGACGGGGAAATGCGAAGCGCTGGCGACAATCGAGCCGGAACGCATCGTGCGCGAAACTATGCGACTGCTGGAGGAGAAACGGACTCGGGGGGGTCAAGTGGCTTCTGGCAGCGCGGGCGGCATCTCATCTGGGGATGAGGTGCCGCCCACAACTTTGCCTTACGAGCTATGAATGCGATGTGTCCTAATTGCGAGGGCATGGGCGTGATTCACGCTCAGTTTGGTTTTCCTTCCGATCAGGACAACGAGGACGCGGCATTTGTCATGCCAGAGCGATGCTGCGACCGCTGCGAAGGGCAGGGGCATCTCTTTGGCGACCAGGCTAAGCAGGTTCTTGCCGGCCGCGAGTTGTTCAAAGCGCGTCACGCCCGCGACATCTCGATGCGCAAAGCGGCTAACGATCTTGGGGTTGTTCCATTTTGGAACTGGCAAGAGGCCGAATGGGGGATGTGGCCCTTGGCAAAGATCCAAGAGTTGAAAAACAAACTGGAGGAAAAATGGCCGCTCGATGGATAGCCGTAGGACTGCTTGCCGCCGGTTATGCGGGTTGCGCCCATCCAATTTGGCGCGACACCGCGCCGTGGAACTTTCCTCCCGCCGAGGAGTGGAACAAGCCTCTGGAGTTTTCTTGGCAGAACGCGGTGGACAAATACCGGGAATGGACGGCGCCGGAAGGTATGGAGTGGGACTTCTTAACCCGCAGCTACCGGCCGATTTTGACCGAATGGCATGACTAGCGCGATCCTTATAGCTCTCACGGGCCTTGCTTACGCGGTGATCGGCGTCGAGCAGGCCATCAACGGCAAAATCCCACAGGCCATGATCTGGTTTGGCTACAGTTTTGCCCAAGCGGGGCTGTGGTGGGTAACGATCAAATTATGACTTTGGCGGCAACAAGGAATGCGGCGGTGTGTTCACTTTCACTGGTCATTCATATCCCTTGTTCCGTAACCGCATAAAACGGAACCCGCCAACTACTTATGTTTGCACTCGAAACCATCTATCGTCGAATCTGGGGCGGCCAGCCGCGCTTGGTCGCTGAAGTAGGAGTCAATGAACCGGAGAAATGCTCCGTAGCGCCGTGGCTGCGCAAGGGCGTGGAAGGCATCTTGGTCGAACCGCTGCCTTGGTGCTGCGCCCGCTTGCGCGAAGCATTTCCGACCGCCAAGGTTGTTGAAGGCGTGGTAGGAGCGACCAGAGGCGAGGTCAAACTCTACGACCGTGGCGAGGGGAGCTGGATCGAAGACGTTCCCAAAGGCCAAGCGCCGGATGAGCACCACAAACATTCGGCCATGAATCGCGACAGCTTCGATCCGCAGTTTGTGCGGACAGTGACCAGCTATCCTTGGTGGAGCTTGGAAAAGCACCAGCTTGATGTGCTTTGCGTGGATACCGAAGGCGCCGAATGGTTTGTCATCCGCGACATGCGGACGGAGCCAAAGCTGATCCGGCTGGAGATGCACTTTACCCACACCGGATGGCGCAACCCGTTCTATCAGGAAATTTGCGACAGCCTTCATTCTTGCGGCTACGAGATTTTGGGCGAGGATGTCAGCGATATTTTATGGGCGAAATACTAAATTCGAGCGAAGAAATTCACCACGGGGCAAAATCCGTTCGCGCGGGCTACCACATCTATTGGAAGTGGCGGAAACAGCGCAAATACTTCGCGGGCACAACGAGGTGCGGATTGACAATCCATGACTTTATCAACGCAGGGCTGGGCTACAAAGAGGCGGGGATTGCCTTGGCAACAGCCACAATGCCCATGTGGACCTTGGATCGAGCGCAAGCACAGTTCTTTTCGGCCTCTTATTTGGAAATGCTGAGTTGGGATCTGGATTACATAACGAAGGATAAAAAGCATAAGCTGCATTTGGAAAAAGCCGTCAAAGTGAAAAAAGAACGCCATCGTCCGAATTGACACGCCTCCTTCGACATGGCGGCGGCTGACTGGGCAGAAATTTATGCGAGCTACACAGATGCGGAGCTTGCGTCCGAGATTGAGGATTTGAAAAAGCTGGCCTCGCCCTTTGCCAGCCAACAGGTCGGGAGCAAGTCCTACACCAAGGATCTGCGCGAAGTGCGCGACCGGCTTCAGGCCGCCAACAGAGTAAAACGGATGAGAAACTATCGGGAAGAGGACTTCACCGCCGTTGCCGATTTTTCGGGAGTCACTGTTTAAGTGGAGCAAAAAATCACATTTTTCGACAAAGCACTGGCCGCCGTCTCACCTGAGGCGGCTGTTCGTCGTTTAACGGCTCGCTACTGGCTGACCGAATTTGAGCGCGGGGATTGGAAGGCCGAGCAGCGGGGTTACAGCGGTGGCCGCAGCCGTCACGCCGCCTCCGAATCCGCTCGCCGCAACCGGCAGCGGATTGACCGCGTTTGGGAGGCACGGGACATGGAGGAGAAGTTTCCGTTTGTGCGCGGCCTGCTCGACAAGCTGGTGCAATATACTTGCGGGTCAATTACTTACCAAAGCCGCACGGGAGACACGGAGATGGATGCGGCCTATCAAGACTACTTCCACGATTGGTGCGGACGAGCGGATCTAACCGGACGCTTCCGCTTGGTGGAGCTTCTTCAGCTCGGTTTTCGCGGCATGGTGAGGGATGGCGAGTATGGCTGGATTCTTGTTCCTGACGGCGACGAATTGCGCCTCCAGCCCATCGAAGCCGACCGGATCGGCGGCCCCGACCGGATTAATTCCGACGAGTCCAATATCCAGGGCATCAAGATCGACGAATACGGAAGGGTGGTGGGTTACGAGATCTACAAGCGATCCCGCATGGGCCAATACAACTTGGAGATGGAGATCGGGCCGGATTCCTTCCTGCACCTTTTCCGTCCCATCCGCGCCGACCAATATCACGGCGAGAGTTGGATGAGCTGCGCCCTTCCGCACGCGCGGGACATTCACGAACTTTTTGGCTTTGAGAAGCAGGCCATGAAATTCGCGGCGGCGTTTGCGGGCTTTATTCGCCGCAAGGACAGCGTTCCGACCGGCTCCGGTCTGGATTGGCTGACGAAGAAAGACGGATCGGGCTCAACCAATTCGATGCGAGTCGAGGCCGGAATGATCAAGCGGCTTCAGGAAGGCGAAGACATTACGTTCCCCGGCAGCACGGGCCGTCCTTCTGCCAACCTCATGCAGTTTGTCCAGATTCTCGTCAGGGAAATCGCCTTGGGCATGAACTTGCCCTACGGGTTTGTTTACGACATGGCCCAGCTTGGCGGCGTGACCGCCCGCATCGAAGTCATGCAGGCCATGCGCGCCATCGCGACTTACCAGCAGCTCATGGTGGACAAGGTGCTCAATCGGCTGCGCGACATCGTGATCGAGCGCGGCATCGCCATGGGCGCGGTTCCGTGGCATCCCGATTGGCAGCAGGGTAGCTGGAACTTCGGCGCCCGCTTGACCGGCGATACCGGCAACTATGTTCAAGAACAACTGCTCCTTTTGCAGAACGGCCTGATCACGCGCGGCAAGATTGTCGAGGAGATCGACGGCAGCAGCAGCTTGGAAATCAGCCGCACCTTGGCTCGCGAAGTCAAAGAGCTTCAGGAAGTTGCGGCCCAGAGCGCCGTGCCAATCGAACTCATCTCGCCGTCGCTCAGCAATGCGACCCAGATGCTGGCGGCCATCAACATGCCGCCCGCCCCGCCCCCGCCAGCGCCCAAGGGCTACATTGCCAAGGTCGGCGAGAAGCCCGCCGCGCAACTCATCGAAGTGCTGACGGCCTATGCCGAAGGCAAGCTGGAGCGCGAAAGCGCGATCCAAAGCCTGGTCTTCGTTTACGGCGTCCCGCGCACCAAGGCCGAAGCCCTTGTGCCGGAAAAGCGCCCCAAAGTGGAGCAAACTAATGGAAGCGGAAATTCAAACAGCGGAAGCGTCACAGCAAGCGGCGGCGATGAATGAGTTGCGGTCCCTCGTGGACCGCGCTGACAAGCTGACGATGGACTTGGCCATTGCCCGCCGTGATCTGCAGCAGCTTCGGAACGGGATGCAGATGTTTATTCACAGGTGGGGGACAGTGGTATGAAATTGGTGCGCCACGAATTGGCCGGAAAGTTTCGTATTTCGCGGGAATACATTAAGTGGAAGTCGCAGGCGGCAACAATGACTCCCGCTGACTTTCTGAAAAAGGCTTTGCCTTTTGGGAAAGGAGGCGCGCATGGACCGGCTGTAGAGAAATACCGAAAGGCTATCCGGTCAGGGGAAAAGATTGATGCGCCGCAACTTTTTGTAAACCGCGCGCGCGGCGGCGGATTCAATCATCCGGCGAATTTCAAAGTCACCGGCCATGAGGGAAGGCATCGCATGGTGGCTGCACAGCAAGAGGGCATCACTAAGGTTCCGGTGGAAATCGTGGCCTACCAAGAGCCGCGCTTTCCCGATCGTTCCCCAGCGTTGCGTAAAGCCATGAAGATGCCGAGGCACTTCAAGCCGGAGAACAAAGAAAGCAGGTTTGCCCGAATTGACAGGGGACGACTTGAGATGAGTAGTCGCCGCCAAGAGCCATTGCCAATTGGATATGAAGCTGGGATTCCACTGACCGGCAGGGTTCCAAGAGATCGTTGGGTCAAAAAGATCAGAGATGAGGACTTGGACCGGCGCGATGCCAATTTGCTTCGCGCGGGCGTGGCCGGAGCAGTCGGAGGCGCACTCTTACGTAAGAGTTACCGGCCCGGAAAACTTATTCCAAGCGGCGCAAAAGTAGGTCCTGCGCGCGCCTATTTGCGCGCAATGCCGACGGGCAGTGCCGCAGGTTTCGGCGCGGCGGCCGGAATTGCTGGCGTTTTAGGCATTCGACAGTTGACCAAGCACCGCCGCGATCCTTACGGAGAGCGTCAGAGAGGAGACAAAAAGGCCGAAAGCGTTCCGGCTCTTGCCGGTATAGGGGCAGCTGGATATGGCGCTTACAGGATCTTACGTAAGAAGTTCAAGATGTCGGATGGACGTTTTGAATTTGCCGAAAAGAAAAAGAAGGAGATAAACCCATATCTAACCGCGGGCCTTTCTGGTGCTGCATCCGGCGCCGGTCTTGGCGGCCTAGCCCTGCTTCGCAGGGGAGTAGGTCTCGGCGGCGCCCTTAAAACCGGCGCTCTGGGAGCCTTGTTTACCGGCGGGGTTGTTGGCGGTGGCAGCATTGTAGGAAGCAAAATCGTAGGCGAACCCAAACCCAAGGAGCGCGCGCCCTTTGCCATCCGTTCTGCGGTTGGCGGTGCCATCGTTGGCACGGCGGCGGGGGCTGCGGGCGGCCTGCTCATGCGCCGAGTTCCCAAAATTAACCGCAAAATTGCCGGTCTCGCCAATGAATGGCGTCCAGCTAATTGGCTAACCAAATCTGGCTCTCTCAAAGCCACGGGCGTCGGTGCAGTGGCCGGTGGCGGCTATGGCGCATTTACCGGAGCCGATGAAGGACAACAGGTGGACACCATTCGCAATCTTCGCAAAGACATCCGCAAAATGTCGGCAACTAGCCGCACCATTGAACTGGCTGGATGTTGCAACAGCTGCATGAAGCAGCGGATTCAACGCTCGACAGAGTTCATCAAAAGCAAACTCAAGAACAAAGTAAAGATGCAATCGACTTCTGAAACCATTGAGCTGGAAAAACCGTTTCATGGCTACAACAAGAAGCGCCATGCCAAGACCGGCGGCCTGAACGACAGCTACCGCAAGCAATACAACCGAGAAAATGGCAGCAACCTCAAGCGTCCGGTCACGACCGAGCCGAGCAAACTCAAGCCGGGTAGCAAGTCGGCCAAGCGGCGCGCCAGCTTTTGTGCGCGCATGGGAGGTATGCCGGGTCCTACGAGCAAGGATGGCAAGCTGACGCCAAAGGGAGCCGCTTTGAAGCGGTGGAATTGTTCCACCGAGCAAAAACTTGTGGAGTTCGGCATTGCGGGGAGAGCTTTGCAAAAATCGCTCTTCATCGGAAAGGCCAAGCCCCCGATCCGCCTCCCGTATCCTAAGGGAGAAATCATCAATCCACTTGTTGACAATGTAAAGCACCCGACAAAGCAAGCAATGCTTGTCGATATGCGCAAGCGTCAGCCCTCGTGGAACCGTGGCATCAAAAATAAACTTCGCAACTTCGTCGAAGACTATTTGATGTCCGACAAATCGCAGCCGTTGGAATTTCAACTGACGGAAGAACAGCGTCAGCTGCGCAACGCCGCCCTTATTGCCGGAGGTGTCGCGGTTCCGGTCGGCACGGCCGCTTATCTTGGCATTCGCTCAATCAAAAAAGCCAATGCCGCAAATGAGGCCATGTATAAAACCGCGGTTGCCGGTGGGGCCCGCCCCGCCGATGTCCTCGGCAAATACGTCACGGGCAAAGATCGCAAAGTGGCTCGCGGCACCCCGCTGGCGCTCCCGCCGTCTGAATTCGCCAAACAGTCTTTGCGCAAGCGCGGCCTCGGAGAAAATGGGCCAGCCATTAGTAAAGTAGACCGCTACCGCCGCATTGCCGCTGAGCGGGCAACCTTAACGTCCCGCAGAGGGCAAATCAGCCTTCCGCTCGGCTCAAAATTGCGCGGGGAACTTATCATGCGCAAGTCCGCCGATCGCGGCCGCATGCGGGCAGGCAGACAATTGCGAACAGACCGCTCGTCCGCCCTTCGTCCGATCATCAAAGATTCGTTGCCCGAAGGTCGCAAGTCTGTGCCCGTTGGCAGCAGCAAAGTTACCCTGAAGTCTGGCGCCGTGGGTCAGGTTGAGCATGCCCCACTCATGAGTTCGGAGCGTATGATCTCCACAGGTAAAAATCTGCAAGAGGGTATTAGAAATCCCGCTTTGCACAGCAGGGGCGAGCGCAAAAATATGATTGCTGCCTTGGCGTTGCTGCGCCGCAAATTCAAATTTGCATCTAATCAGCCGACTCACGCTTTTGATATTTGGGTCCGCAACGAAAGAACTGGCCGGGCTTCAGGCTTTAAAGACTACGTGCGCGGCGAAGACTTGGTGGATCGCGAGGGCCGCGCCGCCACCGTCACACTTCCTACGTTTATCAGCTCTGCTCGCCGTGAAGCAGAAAAAGGATTCCGCACAGCGCGCCGCACCGCTCGCCTCGGGAAAGATGTGACAGAGGTTGTGCAGGGCAGGAAGACCAAAAAGAGAGAATGGGAGAAGGGATACTTTCAGAAAGCTGTCGCCGTCGCGGCTCTGACCGGAGGACTTGCCGCCCATGGCCTTGTCATGCGCCGCGCCCTGCGGCCAAACGCCCCCAAATGGGTGAGCGGTTACTCCGATAGCGTGAAGGGCGCCACCAAATACGTTGTAGATCAGAAGAATAAAATGCGGGATTCGGTAACGAAGAGCGTTGGCCTGATGAGCGCGCGACTCAACCACACGATCGTGCTTTTTGAGGACAAGCCCAAGAGCACTTGGAAAAAAGCGGCAGGCGTGGCGGCAGGGCTGGGAACAGCCGCGCTCGGCGCGAGCATGCTGCCAGCCGCCTACAAAATGGCAAAAATCCAAATTCGCCATGGCGGCAACGTCGCAAAAAGAAAAGTGTTTAAGTCGCCGAAAAGCGACCCCTATAACGGCGGGCGATTTGTTTCTGACTATCTCGATGCATCGCAGGCCGCTCTTAACAGCGGCATTCATGGAAAAGTGATTGGCAAAGTTCTGCAAACGGCGAAGCAAAAGCCAGGCGGAATGACAGCTGCCGTATTGCGCAAAACGGGCGTTGCCGGAGACGATTTCAAGGTCAGTCATTATGCCAGGTTCAGGGCGGGTCAAAAAGAAGCTCTTGGCCATTGGGACTGGGAGGTTGGCCAAAGAGTCAAAAGCAAGTCCGGTCACGCCCGGATGGCTAAACGCCGCGATGCGGCTCAGAAAGAAATACAAGACCGACTCTACAATTACGGTCAAAATGAAAAAGAGGCCATACGCCATGTAGCGACGAGCACGCGCAACAAGGATGTTCGCGATTATTTCGATCAATTGGCCGCCCATAAAAAGGGCGCGGCAAAAATGTATGCGCGGCGCCTTGCCTTGGCTCCCGTGGCCGTTGTCGGCGGCGCGGGCGTAGCGGCAGCTTCCAGCCGCAAGGAGTTTTCCTATTACGATGCAGATATGGAAGGGTGGGATCTTCGCGATGCACGCGGCCGCAGCGCCCGAGTGTTTGCGCCCAACAGCAAGCGGAGGGTCCGGCGAGAATCCAAATGGCATGAGCGCAAGCGGAACCAGCGCAATTTGCTTATCGGGGGCGGCCTTGTTGCTGCCATTGGCACTGGCGCAGGCGCCTTGGCCATTGGCGGGGCGGGCCGCGCAAAAGCAGTAAGTGCAGTCAAAAACCGCATGATGGGCATGATCAACAGGGTTCGGCGCAACCGTAGCATTCGGCCCAAGCCGAGCAAAGAGTGGCAGCCCACGCTGCTTCCCGCCGCGACGGCATAGTTGACTAGAAAGAGCAATTTATGGACGAGATCAAAAGCAAGCTGGTTGCCTTGGAGGCAAAAATTGATGAGAAGCTCTTTGCCACTTATCGTGGCCCTGACGGTCGTTTGTATCAGGAAGAAGATGGCTCGCTTCTGAAAACCGGCGCCGCTGGCGTTGGCGTTGGAGCCGCGGGGTATGGAGCCGTTAAAGCGGATCGCGCCATCATGGGAAAATATGGCCGCCGCAATTTGCTGCCGGTCGGTGACATGGAGCCCGGCAGCCCACGCTCCATTGCCAACCGGGCCGCAGCTCCTCTGCGTCCCACGTTCGGATCTGACGGTCCTCGCTTTACTTCCGAGGTCAATCGCCGCGAGGCCTATGGCTCTATGCTGAACAGCCTGCGCAACAAAGCGGAAGCAGGTGCCTCTCAAGCAGGAGCTATCGGTCAAAAAATTCAAGACCGCGTCGGCGGCTATGCTGCTCGCGCTGGAGAGATTGCTCAAGAAATGCCCGGGCGCTTCAAGAGAGCAGGGCGGCTTGGCCCCAAAATGGTCAAGTCAGAAGGCCTTATGGGCGGTCTCCGCGGCATCGCCCGAATTCTTACGGCAGGCAGGCTAAAGTTTTCCGCAAAAGATCGTTTGGTAAAGCTGACGGAACAGCTGGATCGCTAACATGGATTCCGCGCTTCGCCCAAGCATGATCGAGTTTGTCGATCCGCGCCCGCGCAACGACATGGGTCAGTATGTGGCGAATGAGACGGGCGGGGTGGATCCGAATTCCATGGCGGCGGCTTACGGGAACGTGGACGCCGAGAAAGCCCAGCGCCGCTCGATGATCGCGCAACGGCTCAAACAAATGATTGGCATGGCCAGTAAGAAAGAAATGAATGCGTTGACGCCTAAAATTGAGCTTGGAGTTGGCCGTGCCGCTCTAGCCGGAGGCGCCGTGCTCGGCGGCGCGGGACTGATCAAGGGTCTGGCAGGCGGCGCCGTATTAGGAGGCGCGCTGGGGGCTATCAAGGGCGCATTCAAAAAGGATCAAAGTATTTGGCAGGGCATGAAACAGGGCGCTGGAACCGGCGCTGGACTAGGCGCTGCTGCGGGCGGTATCGCAGGAGCCGGACTGGGCGCTGGACTAGGCGCTTCATTATTCAAGAGGGGAATGATTAACCCGAAATTCGCTGGTGCGCGCCCTTGGCCGGGGACTAAATCCGCCGCTTTTGGAGCATGACGGAAAAGCAACGGCGCGGCGTGACGATCAAAACGCCACAGGGGGATAGTGCGCTGAGCCTGCTTTACAAGTGGGAGCAGTTGGCGAACACGGGCTTCTCGCTCGACAACTTGTATGTGAAGCATTCCCCGGGCAAGGGCTTGGGGGTCTTTGCCCGCCGTGAAATTGCGGAGGACGAATACATCGAGTTCTGTCACTGCATCACTTGCGATACGCCACGCCAGTTTTTGGCTGAGCCCCAGATCAGCCGCTACGCTTACGGCAACGACAATATCGCCATGCTCCTTCTGGGATTCGGGTCGATCTACAATTCAGCGCAAAGCGCTGAGACGGCCAACGCGCAGTATGCGGTGTTTTCCCAGAACAAGCTGGTGGTGTTCTGGGCCTCCCGCCTAATCGAAGCTCATGAGGAAATCTGCGTCTACCACGGAGAGGGATTCTTCAACAAGTGGTGCAAGCCATCGCAACCGATGGTGGCCATGACGGTCTAAATTGACACGGCTCTCTGGGCATGGGCTCAGAGATCATTCAATTCAACTGTAACACGATCAGCGGTCGTGTGGACCGCGACAGCGGCGTTATTCGCGGCGTAGCTGTTATTACCGGCGGCGTCACAGCGCGCGGTCACAATCTGGAGGTCGATGACAAAACGCTCAAACAGATTGTCGAGTGCGGTAACGACAAGGGGCGGGTCCAGGTCAAGCTGAACCACAAGGATCCGCAAGCCTTACAATCCATTTGCGGGTTTTTGGAGGGATTTCGTCGCGAGGGCAACAAGGTTGTCGCCGATTGGCATCTCTTAAAGTCCCACGAGGAATACGACAAGATCATCGAGCGGGCAGAGCGGATGCCCGACTGCTTCGGCTTGAGCGCGGCATTCGCCGGACCTCCCAAGGGAGAAAAGCTCAAAAACGGCAAAGCCGCGGCGCGTTGCGAAGAACTCCTCGCCGTCGATTGCGTGCCGATGCCTGCGGCTAATCCAGCGGGCCTTTTTTCGGCGCTAGTTGACAGCGAGCAAAAAGAAAACCTTATGGACCAAAAAGAAGCCAACCAAGCAACAGAGCCGACGCTGACTGACGTTATCGCCGCTCTCCAACAGGTGCAGGAAACGGTCAACGCTGTGGCTAATCGCCAAGCCGAGATCGACGCCCTTATTGAAGCCAACACGCCCCTTTCCGCCGAGGAACTGGAGCAGCTTGCCGCGATGAGCGACGAGGAGTTGGCCGCGCAAGGGATTGACCGCACCGAAGTCAACGAAGCCATCGCCGCTTACAACGCCGCCGTCGAGGCTGGTGAAGGCGACGAAGCGGAAGGCGAGGCTGGCGAAGCCGAAGCGGCTCCCGCTGAAGCTGCCGCACCTGCCGGTGCCGCGCTGTCCGCGCTGCGCAAGCGTGTGGTTGAACTTGAGGCCAAGCTGGCCGGTGAAAAGGAAGACAAGGAATCCGCCGAGATCATGCATGCGTTCGATGTGCTTGAGCAGAAGCAGGCGGCCCTGATCGCGCAGAACGAAGCCCTTCAGCGGACCATCCGCCTCCAAGGCATCAAAGCCGCGACTCCTGGGACCGAGTCTTTCCGCATGTTCTCCGCCGATCAAGGCGACGACAAGGTGACTGAGTTTGACCGCTTGGTGAGCGCGAAAGCCACCGAGCTGGAATCGCAGGGTAAAGCGAAGGCGGCGGCTCGCGCCGAAGCCATCCGCTTCACGATGAAAAGCAATCCCCGCTCGTATGCGGAACACAACGCCGCCCGCGGCATCGTGACACTGGCCGACAAATAAGGAGCAAATTTATGGCATACATCGACGACAGCAAGGCGAGTTTCCTCGCACTCGGGACCAGCGGAATCGCCGGCAATGTGCGAGTCAAACTCGACAGCACCGGAAAGATCACTCTCGCGGGTCAAGGCGACCAGGAGATCGGCGTGACCGATTTCAAGGTCAACGACAACACAACTCCGGTCAAAGTTCACCTGACCAACGGTGGCGGATCGCTGGAAGTCATTGCAGGCAGCGCAGTCGCTGTCGGCAGCGTCGTCAAGCGTGCGGCCAACGGCAAGGTGGCTGCAACCGGCGGCACCGATTACGGCATCGCCGCGCAAGCCGCTTCGGCTGACGGCGATACGATCGAAGTTTTCCCGCTCTAATCAAGGAGGTAACAATCTATGTATACAAATGCTGACGCACTAATCCGCCCGGAACTCCAGGCGGTTGTTCAAGAGGCCTTGGAAGCTGAAAAGTTTTTCATTGCCGACATGGTTTTCCCTCCTTTCGCGAGCAACACCAAAACTGGCGAATATAGGAAAATCAAGAAGGGCACGGGCAACATCTTGGCGAGCAACAGCTCCGACGAGACGCTGCGTGCACCCCGCACGGCCTACAAAGAGGTCGACAGAACTTATGAAAAAGCGAGCTACGCTTGCCGCGATCGCGGTTTGACCGAAGTGGTCGATGACAGCGATCAGCACGACTTGGCCCGCTTCTTCGACGCCGAGCAGGTGAGCACCAAGCTCCTCCTCTCCAACATCCTCCGCGCTCAAGAAGCGCGCGTGGCCGCCAAGGTCATGAACGAGGCAACCTGGGGCAAGGTGGATGCATCGGTGGCTTACACTGAAGCGAACATCAACACGCTTGACGTTCCGCTTGACTTCGAAGAGGCCATCGCGCGAGTCCAGAAACGCGGGGAGATGGTCAACACGATCATCATGAGCCGCAACATTTGGAAGCGTCTGCGCCGCTCGACTCAGCTGCGCAAATACATCTACGGCGACAATGCCGGTGGAAAAATCATCACCAAGGACGTTTTCTTGGCGACCTTCCAAGACAGCGCTCCGATCACCAACCTTTTCATCGCCGAGGCTGTTGTCTCGACCGCGAAGAAAGGCGAGGTCGTGGCTGACAACAAACTCAGCTACATCTGGGGCGACGATTATGTTTGGATGGGTTCGATCGCTGGCGGAGATCCGTCGATGGGCGGCGCGGGCCGCACCATCTACTGGGCCGAGGACGTCGAGTTCAACTATGTGGTGGAGAGCTTCCGCGACGAAGCGCGCCGCAGCGACGTGATCCGTGTTCGTCAGTATAACGAAGAGCACGTGGTGAACGAGTGTGCCGGAACGCTGATCAAGACGAACTACGCATAACACTTCTGGTGTGGGTTGGGACTGCAAAAAAACACCCGTCAGCAATGGCGGGTGTTTTTTTGCGTTAGTTGACGGGCGCCTACCAATGTGTTTGACGAGGCGTTTACAAGCTCGGACGAGGAGGCTTTCAAGATCCTTTCGCCTGATACGGTAAAGGTGTGGCAATCCTCGGCGCCCCAGGCTGTGCGCGTGGCCCGGGCCATTGAGATGCCACGGGAATTGTCCGGTGATTTTCGCGAGGGCGGCCGGCAAAAGGTGATCAACTTCGAACTGGAGGCCGACGCGGCTCCGCTGAGAGCAAGCACCGGCCTGACGGTTTTGCCGGAAGTAACCGATGGCTGGCTGGCCGAATGGCGCACGGTGCAGTATCGGATTCTGGCCGTGGTATGGCAGGGCGGCACGGCGACTCTGCGCCTCGGACCAGTATCTGATCCATCCGGGTGGTAATATGAATGCAAGCATTGAAATGGAATTGATGGTGGCCGGGGCGCTGCGCGGTATGCAGCCGCCGCTCGGTGTGCCGGTGCTCGAAGGGCGGGCCAAAACGACCAGACCCGCGACCTACATCGCGGTGAACGCGGTCGAGGAAGAGTATCTGGTCAATCAGCTTATGAAGGTGACGGTCGAAATCCTGCATGTATCGCAGATGGATGACTCTCTAACTGAGACGGCGCGCGCGGCGCTGCAGCGCATCTACGGATTTTTTGCCGACGAGAGCAGCGTGTTGTCGGCCATTCGGGAGGCAGGGACGCCCCAGATGTCCAGCTGGCCGCACTTCGTGTATTTTGGTAAGGGTGAGCACAAGAAGAAGGACCGCTCACAGGGGGAGAGCATTACCATGGTGTTCGGGGTGGAGAACCAAGACGTCTAATTGCGGGGCAGAACTCCGGTGAGTTCAGGTGTCTCATAAGCATCTATAGGTGGGTTCGACTCCCACCCCCGCTAATCGACCTTTTCCGGCGCTTATCTATCTACGGGGGCAAGGGGGAGTTGACACCGGTCTTTTCAGAGTATGGCCAAGACTAATTGGGGCCAGATTGCGCGGGCGGCACACGAGCATGCTCACCGGTCTGTCATCGAAGACTACAAAGCCCAAGTCGAGCGCTACGAACAGCGCGTGCAAGAGCTGGAAGACCAGTTGGGCGTGACCGAGGCATTGCGCAGCGTGGAACCCAACCGGGTGCTGGAAGTGAAAAAGACGACCAAAAGCGAGGCGGTGGCGGTGGCGGTGGCATCCGATTGGCATGTGGAGGAGACGGTGGATTCGGTTTCGGTCAACGGCTTGAATGCCTACAATCTGGGTGTCGCAGAGAAGCGGATCGACCAGTTTTTCACCAACGTGGTGCGCATGACGGAGATTCAGCGGGCCGGGGTGGACATCAACGATTGCGTGTTGTTTTTGGGCGGCGACCTGATGTCCGGCTACATACATGAGGAGCTGCAAGAGACCAACAGCTTAAGCCCCACGGAGACGATTTTGTGGCTGCAGGAGCGCCTAACGGCAGGCATTG